ATGCCAAGATATAAACTCGAAGTCGAAGTAGATGAGGAAGACAGATATAAAATTGCAGATATGCTTGCAGAGAGATTGTCTAAAGATTACAGAGAGGTAACTGTACAGATAGAACTTCCTAGATGGTATCATATTATACGTAGTGTATACAGAAGTAAAATTAGCAGGATTAAAAATGAGTAAAAAACGCTTAATAGCCACTTCATCTATTAGTTTAGATATTAAAGTTGCAGAACATGTAGCTGAAGGGTGGGATGTATGTGAGGGAACACGTAAGGTTTCTTTACGTTATAATACAGATTCTTATGTACCAAAAAGAGTGTATACAGTTGTGGTGATTAAATGAACAGCAATTTAAAACTAAATTTGGAAAAATTACAGAAAAAAATTGAAAATGAGATAATTGATGAAGACCTATACATACCCCTTTATAACAACAATGGGCATTATGAGTATTTCATAGAAGTTAGTAAAACACATATTTTTCGTGGAAAACCTAAAGTACGTTTTCATATAGATAATCCTTATACGCCAAAATGGTTAAAATTTTCACAATTAGACGGGAGACCGCTAAAATGGCTTTGTGATAATATTAATGAAATTTATCCTGGCATTTTAAGTAGGGCAAAAGAGAAAGCTAAAGCTTTAAAAGACGAAGAGAGGAAAAGAGCTAGAAAACTCGATAAATGTGCAACTAAAATCGAAGAGGTTTTAAAATGAGTTACGAATATCATAAATGGCATGAATTAAACAGACAAATCTCAGAATTGCAAATTCAAAGAGATAACATAATGCGTCAAATGAAAGTTTCTCTTAAAGAACGTTATGAGAAGCATATAGGCGGTAATATCAAAGTTAATGTTGGTATGTCTCAATGGCAAAAAGGGGATTTTGAGCTTGAATTGTGGGATATCCATACTGGGTATAATGCTTTTAGAGACAGGGTTATTACAAATGAGACACCCCATGAAATTACCTATAATGATTTAGGCGCAATAAAAGAGACATATAACGCTGTGGACGTTTCTGTGCCATGTGACAGTAGAAAAAATAAAGTTACGATTTATGGATCGCAGTTTTTACTGAAAAAGCCAAATTTGGGCGCACTTAGTGATTTAGAGGTATTCGTTGAATAAGCGATACCTTTATATTCTCTATAATCCAATACTGAAATGCAGATAGATAACGTTTTATCATGCGGAAAAGTTCGAAAGTTTTTGGAGTCTAAAAATGTTAAAAATCAGAATGAGAATAGATTCGCTTTCGGAAGAGTTTGCTTTTCAAACTCAAGCTGTAATCGACCAGTACTTTTGCAGTTATGATCAATTGGTAAAAGCGACAAACAATAGTATAGATGAGTTAAAAATAGATTTCTACGATAAACTGCTAAAAGCAGGATGCACCGATGATCAGGTCTCCCTTCTATGGGATGACCTTTTAGAAAAGCTTTGTTATGATATCTGGGGATACATATCCCCAAGTGATCTAGAAGAAACTTATTGCTGTTGTCCTTTCTGAGAACGTAATACATAGTCGTTTAATGTGAGGATGTGGGTTTGTTTGGTTCCGTGTTCCATTTCGTGGTATTTTAATATCATATTCATAAGAGCATCTGCTGCCGCGTTTACAGACATCCACACTCCTTTTGCTTTATATTCTAAAGCGAAACCACGCCTTACACGCATTGCTTGCATAGCAATTAAATCTTCCATCATTTTTTTGGCATCAAAATTTTCAAGATAATTAGTAATAACACTTCGGTATTCTTCTTCTGTTATATGTTCTTCCATACCTTCAACAAGAAAACCTGGCTGTGCTACAGAGCCATCGTTTGTAGGTATAGATAAGTAATGTCCCTCTTTACTTACCATTAGTTGATTTTGTGTGAAACTTTCATCTTTATAAATTTCCAGCTTGCTCGCTAAGTTTTTAACTTGTCGGATAGTTAACTGGAATATATCAGCTACAGCTTTATCTGGTAGCATCTTATATGCAGTTTCAAACTGTTCTAATTCTTTAGTATCAAATTCATCGGGGTCACGTTTCCCTTCATTCTCAACTTTATGTTCCTTTTGCACCTCTTCCATAACAAAGGATAGGTCAATCTTTTCCCTGACTGCCTCTACCTTTTCTGGAGGTCTGTTCGTAGTTTTTTCTTCTGGTTGAGGTACTTCTTCGTTTTCTTCCATGTTTAATACGCTGTACTGCGGTCTAATAAAGGTTTTTATAAGAAGTTTTAAATACTTCCTAAGTATATAATATGACAAGGTGATTTAATGAGCGTATTAAATAACATGGAAGGAATTGATGAACAAGAATTAAATCAAGCAATAAAAGAGCAACAAAGACTTATCCTAGAAGTATTAGAGAAAAATAAAGTGATAGATGTAGTAAACATAATGGCTTTACAAAATATCATAATTGCTTTCGCTATGGAAATGGAAGGAATTGATACGTCCCAAGCTGCCGAGTTGTTTGAATACCTAAGAGACTATTCTCTGATTATATTGGAAAATGCAGAGGTTTAAATAGTAGAAATTATAAATACATTTTTGGTGAAATTATGACCGTAGAGGAAACACAGAAAGAGATAGAAAGACTAGCTAAATTAGCAGATATGCCCTCAGAAAAAGTAAAAGAAAATTTCGAAAAGAATCTACAGTTTTATTTAGGTAAAGGCTTACCTGAAAAAGAAGCTGTAAGACGTGCACTTGTCAGAACACAAAACGCACTTAGAAAAAGGATTAAAATGCTATCTAAGAACGAAAAAGTTCCATACCTGATGCTTGCAAAAGGAAAACCTATGAATATGGTTAAAAAATTAAGAGAAAGAGCAACAGAATATGTACGTGTTAATGGAGACGAAAAAGCTTTAGCTGATGGTTGGGTTAATGCTAAAGGTGAGTTTTTATATACTGATTTCAGTTGGAGAAGAGGTAAGCCTATCCCAGAAGAAGAATGGGAAGCTATTGGTTTAGCCTGGATAGAAAGAAAACGAAAGAAACAATTAGCACTTGTAAGATTCAAAGAAGATGCAGCACTAGCTGACATAAAACCATTTACTAAAGGAACAATGAGAGTTTATGTAAAAGAAGACATAAATGGCTACTTTGATGTGAACTGTACACCAGAACCTGAAATAGAAAGTGATGACATTGTAAACTTTGCAGAATATGAAAGCGAAATAAGCGAAAACTCAGGTGGATTATACCATGAGAACCTAGCTGTGCTTCCAGAGTTCCACGCAGCACTTGAAAATAATAAGAATTTAAAATTCAAAACTATATCAGTGCTTAAAGCAGACATAATTGACATAAAACCAACAGAAAAAGGTAAAATCGTTATAGGTATAGCTGATGATTCTTTAGAAGATGGAGAAACAATAGCTGCTTTCTTTGATAAAGATTATCCTATTGATTTTGAAGAAGGAACACCAGATGTAACACTTACAGGACAAACTTTCTTAAACAAAAAAGGAGAAGTTTGTTTCTCAGTTATGAGCCATTGGTTAGATGACTTAGAACGTGTTGAAACTGGTGCAGAAGTACCAGTATCAAACATACAACAACCTTGGGGCTATGGGAGAGAAGAAGAATGAAATATCGAGTACGTATATATCAAATAGAAATGATGACAGAGACAACTGTCGAAGCAGATAGCCCTGAAGAAATGGCTGAAAAAGTTAAAGAAGTAAAACCAAATCTTGTATGGACTAAAGATATTGAAGATGAAATGCCAGATAGACATCTTCTAGTGTGGTGGGCTGGAGATGAGAAGAAAGGACAAGCAGGTGAGGACTAATGGCATTTGTAGAAAAGAACGATAGAGTAACTCCTGATGTTAAAAAATCAGAGTATAATAAAATTAAACAAAAGTTAATGAAAAAGCCAGAAGAAATGGAGGAAACCTATATCAAAGCATTGTTTATAGGACGTGCTTCTACTGGTAAATCAGCTGTCGCTATGGACTTACTTAAGTTTATGAACCTAGAAGACAGAGAAAAGCTCTTTGTTATAGATATTGAAGATGGTGACCAGCCAAATACAATTACCTACCACCAAGATGAATATATGAACCAGAATTTAATCAGATATAATCCATTGGAAAAAGATAGAAAACCTCTTCCAGAAGGTGGATACTTAGAAACAACAAACTATACTAAGACTGTTGAAAATATTCTGATAGCTGGTCAAGTTATAAAAGATCATCTTGACGCATGGAAGGTTAAAGGTATTGTAATTGATGGTCTTGCAACCTTACTTAAATTAGCTGAATGGAAGAACCCTGCGGAGAATTATCTTGGTGCAGACAATAAAATCAATGGAAAATATTGGACAGACAGAGCACAGTCCTTCTTTGAGATAATGCAATTCTACAAAGGTATTGAATGCGATACTATATTTGTAGGTAATATTGATTTTGAAACAAGTGCATTAGATAAAGGACAGTCCAAAGTTTACACAGAAGCAACAGATACTGTATACCAGAAGGTTGTATTTAGTACCGAAGAACTCCAAGATTCATACAAAAGGTACTATGGTAAAATAGAGAAAAGTAAACAGAATATTAAAAGTTCTGGTAGAAGAATCAAATTCTCAGAAGTTGACTTAGAACATTCAGAAGCAGATTACTGGTTCGATGCAACAGAACTTTTAAATGCGTTGAGGCCTGACCCAAATGCACGTAACTCAGCAGATAGATGATACATATCTTAAAATGTGTTATCAAGCCAAAGAGCTAAAGGATTATTGGTCCCCAGAATTTGGGGACAGATTCTACCTTTGTTATGACCTTTATCAAAAACATACTGGTGGACGTTTAACAACAATTAAATATCTACATGGTGCAATAATGAAATATCATAGAGGCCTGTATATATTTGACCCAAATGATAATAATAAAGGGTTTTTAAAATTTGCTTTTCCAATACCATACCAAGAACAAATACAGGAAAAACTTTTAAAAAGAGTTCCTGTGATTACTTTACTTACTAATTTTATGAACTTTGCAGTAAGACAAGGTAGTAAGTATTCAATAGAAGCATTATGGTTAATGTACTACTATGATGTTACCCACAACAAAGAGTGGGTAGACGGAGATTGGACAAATATTAAGGAGGCTAAGCATGAGAGGTTCTTATATCGTTATTGAAGGTATAGATGGATCTGGCAAGTCAACACTTGCTGCGAATTTAGAGAAGATTTTAAATGAGAAGGAGGTTCCTATAGTTAGAGTATGGGAGCCTTACAGTGAAGAAATTAAAGAAATAATAGAACAAGTTAAACAAGATGAGCCCAGAGAAGAAGAAATAATACTTGCGAACCTGTTTGCAACTGATAGGCTTTTGTTACAAGATATAATAACTGATTATCTTACCGCAGGAATAAATGTCATCTCCGACAGGTCTAAACTTTCAAGCTTTGCTTACCAAACAGCAGACCCAATGTACAATCAGACAATTAACAGTAAAATGATTGACCCTGATGTAATATTTTATTTAGATTCTGACCCAGAAGAAGCTGCAAAAAGATATGAAGGCTCTGATAAATTTGAGAATGTAGATTTCTTGAAGAAAGTTAGAGTATGGTATAAGAGATATTTACCTGTTATATCAGAAGAAGGACAAATTCCATTTGCAAGATTAAATGTAGACCCATTTACGGAGGAACAAGTTGCTGAATATTTCACTGGTGCTCTTAGAGAACTAAATATTATAGGTGAATAACTATGACAGCAGCAGAAGATATATACATTGAACAATTTATTGATACACCAGAGGCATTAAGGGTTGTAAGATTCTGGGACAAAGACGACGGTGGAGCAATGATTTACTGTTCCTTAGACCGTATAACCCCAGAATATTTAAAGCTCCCAATGATGCACCCGATAGGTATGCAAGATGATAATAACAAAATGATATACATCGGGGACTTACTTAAAGTTATAATAGAAACTGAAAAGTATGGTAAAATAGAAAGAATTGGTGTAGTAAGGAGACAAGGGTTGTACGCATGTGGAATAGATTATATAGACAAAAACGGCAAAGTTACACAAGACGGAGATTTTATAGACGAATTTTATATTGTTGAAAAATATATCGTAGGGGATATATTTAATGGGGTGGATTTATGATACTTCCAGATTGGACGTTGAAATCTCTTATGTATTCAGGTGCAATCGATGTCGCCCCAATCGAAGATATACAAATACAATCAGCTTCAATTGATTTGAGGCTAGATGATTCTTTTTTAGAAATAGAAGGCAACACTTCTGAAAAAATTAGAGGTGGTTTTACTTTTATGGATGTTCCTGTTATAGATTTAGACGAAGAAGTTAAATACAAGGAACACACATTACCATATATAGGACCGAATCAATTCCTCTTAGGGACAACCGTAGAAACGGTTAAACTACCAGCAGATATTGGAGCTATAGTTTGTGGCCGTAGTTCTATAGGACGTGCCGGTTTATGTGTAGAAAATGCAGGATGGATTGACCCTGGTTTTGAAGGTAAAATAACTTTAGAACTTCAAAACATTGCTCCTCATGCAATCAAAAAACCAATAGGTAAAAGAGTTTGCCAGATAATATTCATTGGTCTTTCTGGTAAATGTGAAAAGCCTTATGGTTGTGAGGAAATAGGAAGCAAATATCAAGGGCAAGACAATGTAACAGGTAGTAAAATACATATGGACGGTGAATTAAATGACAAGCAGGACTGAAAAGATAATTAGAAGTGCAGGATATGATAAATTAAAGGTATATTCTCCTGAAGAAGGGGATATGCATGTGTTGGAAGTTTACAGCAAAGTAAGAGATTCAACAGACGTGCATATCTATTTCGTAGATAATAATGGTAAAAGATGGGCTTTAGCCCCTGCACTTTCAGAGATGGTATTTATTGAATGTGCAGAAGGTGCCGAACTTCCAGTTAACTTTAGGAGGATAGGACAATGACTATGAAAGGCTTTTATGATAGAGAAGAAGTTGCTAAAGAATTAGCCGGATATATTGCAATGATGGGTAAATATTTAGCACCAGAAGGGTTAGCTAAAGACCTTTTAGATATTATGGAGATAAAATACAAACTACCATTAACAAATAAACCAAATTATCTTGCTCTTTGGAGAGAAGATTGGCTGGAGATTTCAAATGAAGGAATTAGCGAATCAAAATGAGGCATGCCGTTCTTTACGAATGAAAAAAATTACAAAAATAGTTCGAGTGTGTGAGTTTTGTTTTAACTCACGCTTTGATTATATCGGTGACGGTAAACGTCGATGTAAAAAATGTGGTCAAATATATTATGACAGGGTGTAAAAATGTATGAAGATTTAATTGAGAAGATTAAAGCTAAAATTATAGCAACACAAAACGAAGACGAATCATTTGATGGACATTTTGATTCAGCACAAAGGCATGGAAAGGTACTTGCATATAAGAGTGTTTTAAAAATGATTGAGGAATTATAATGTGGCCTTTTAAAAAAAGAGATACTATTGGACAAGTTATGTTGTTAACTCGTGAAATCGGATTTCTTGAATGTAAACTTCAATTAAGAGAGAAAGAGATAGAAGAGTTAAAAGAAAAATTAAAGCGCAAAGATAAAGGATTTAGATCATTACAAAGAAAATATGAAAAGGTGAGAACAAATGTTTGAATTAGGCATGCAAGCAATGGAAATAGGATTTTTTGGAGTAATAGGAGTAGCAATAGCTGTAGCATTAGCATGGCTATCAACATATGTTGTAAGTAAAATCTTATCTATATTATGGCCAGCACCTATTCCTACAATAGAAGAAGCCATAGAACAAGCTAATCAGGAATATGGAGACACTCCACAAATAAGAGATGAATTTTCAGCTCAACTAAACGAAAATATTGAACTGTATGGTGAAGAACCAAATACAAAACCAAGCAGACCATTACCTAAAGTCGTAAGAAGAAAAAGGTGAGGCAATGAATTTAATAGAGGACATTATTAATTGTAAAAGATGTGAATTACATGCGACTGCAACCCACAAAGTGCTTGGAAGAGGATCTCAAACCCCAAAAGTTTTATTTATCGGCGAAGCTCCTGGAGAACAAGAAGACAAAACTGGATCTCCTTTTTGCGGTCCATCTGGACAAATGCTCACACGATGGATTGAGGCTCTCGGTTTCAGAGATGAGGACTATGCTGTCATTAATATGCTCAAGTGCCGTCCCCCTCAAAATACTGATCCAACCAGAGAACAAATTGTTGCATGTAAAGAATGGCTTGAACGACAAATTGAGACACTTAACCCAGACATTATATTCTTAATTGGAAGATTCGCAGCAAAAGAAGTTGGCGGTTTTACCACAGGTATTACAACTCTAGCCGGGGATATATACGAACAACAAGATAAAATTGTTATCCCCTTCCCACATCCATCATATTATCTCAGAAGAGGAGGTATAGGTTGGGAAGAACCACTAGAAAGTGTAAGAAATAAACTTGAATTGATAGAGCAACGAGAAACTGTTAACGAAGAACTATTACAAGGTACTGAAAATGCAGTACAATTCGAGCAAGAAATGGAAGCTGTGACAGAAAGGGTTAATTTCATACAACCTCTAACAATCGTTGAGACTGGAGGGGTAGCTGCCACATCTGAAAATTTTGATAATTTATCTCAAGTTGGTATGAGAACAACAGGTAAGCAAAATTATGTGCCGATTCATATGCATACAACTTATTCAATACAAGATTGTGCTTTACGTATAGATGAGCTAGCTAAATGGGCTAAAGAAAAAGGTTTTGAAGCTTTAGGAATAACAGATCACGGAACTATTGGTGGTTGGGTAGAGTTCCAGAATGCCTGTGAAGAAAATGATGTAAAACCATTACTTGGTGTAGAGTTGTATATCGTAGACAGTTATGAAAGAAAAGATAGGTACAGAGAACACATAGTTGCAATAGCAAAGAACTGGAATGGTATACAAAGTATCTTTAAAATGGTCGACCGTGCACACAGAGTAGGTTATCACTATGAAGGTAGGATAAGCTATGATGATTTCATGGAACTTGCTGAAGATGTAGTAGTACTATCAGCATGTGTCGCAGGTATAATTTCTCAATGTATTATACGAGAAGAATATGATAAAGCTGAGGAGTGGGCTGTAGCATTTAAAGAACGCTTCGGAGACGATTTCTATATAGAAATACAACCACATAACTTTGACCAACAAAATAAAACTAACCCATATCTGATAAAATTAGCTAAAAAATTAGATATTCCTATAGTTGTTACTACTGATGTCCACTATTTAACCCCAGAATATAAAGAATCGAATGATAAACTTCACGAGATATTTCATAGGAATGCTAACTCCGTAGAAACAAACTACACACCAGAAGATAATATGCTAGAGCCTTTATTTAATGAAGTGGGTGTAGATTTTGAAACAGTTAATAATGCTATGTATAACACTTTAAAGATAGCAGAAAAATGTAATGCAAAACTTAAACGTTATGATAATGCTTTACCGCAGGTGAAATATGATGACGATTAGAGGAAACGCTAGGGGATATGACTATGAAAGATATCAACAAGAAAACTTCGAAAGATTACATATAGGTACATACTTAGGAGTAAGTATCTCTGTTGGATTAAAAGAAGGTTTCAATATGCCATGTGCAAGATGTGGTAAATTACCTGATTCAAATGGACATGATGCATGCTTAGGAGAATTGCCGGGCGTGATAGCTGCATGTTGTGGTCATGGTAGTAAGAAGAATTATAACAGTTATATTGTTTTTGAAAATGGTATAACTATAAGAGGGATTTTTAAGGTGGATAAATGAAAAGAATTTTTATTAGTGGGGCGTTAAACTCCAACTCTGTAGGATTTCTTAAGAATGTAAGAAAGATGAACCAAGTGACTGGTGCTGTAAGAAAATTGGGTGTAAGATATTACAATCCAATAGATGATTTATTAACATCCTTGATTTGTGGATGTGAAGAACATCAATCCTTTTTAGAATGGGATTTAATGGAACTGGAATATTGTGATGCATTACTTTTAGTACCAGGTTATGAGAATAGTCCTGGTGTTAAAGGAGAAAGGGAGAAAGCTAAATCACTTGGCCTGCCTGAATTTAAATGTATATGTGAATTAAAGAAATGGTTGGAGTTAAATGACTAAGAAAATAACAGGTATAGCTCTTGCCCCAGGCATGTTTAATAAAGTAATTGAAATACCAAAGGAAGAGCTTGAATCCGTAGTTGAAAAGGACATGAAAAGTTTGGGTAAAATAGTTATTAAGCATGAAAGCAACCCAGTAGGGTTAGCAGAATTACATCTTGACGAAAGTATAGAAACATCATTTGTAAGATTTGATGGTCAGTTTTTAGATGATGTAGAAATGGATGGTGAATTTAAACCAGAAATATCATATAAAGGTATTTGTTCTAAATGTGGACAGCCTTTTGTTCGATGTAATCATTGGTTTGATGACCCTGAAGTTTATATTATTGCAAAAGATGTTGAATTAATATCAATAGGCTACTATCCGAGGAATAAAAATGAAAAAGATTAAAGGAATACCAGATACAAATAAAACCTTATGTATTAATCTGTTTGGTGGACCCGGTACAGGTAAAAGTACAACTGCTGCTGGTGTATTTAACAAATTAAAAACATATGAAATCAACTGTGAATTAATTACTGAATATACCAAAAGTAAAGTGTGGGAAGAATCATTTAAGACTCTTGAAAACCAGCTTTATCTTTTAGGTAAGCAGTCCCATCGACAATTTGTTTGTAGGGATAATGTAGAGTGTATGGTTACAGATGCACCACTTCTTATGATGAACTATTACGGAAAAGATTTAAGTGATGCATACCATACAGTAGTTGAAGAAACATTTGATGAGTACAACAATCTTAATTTCTTCTTAGTAAGAGGGGACAGGGCTTATAATCCTGCAGGAAGAACTCAAACTGAGGAAGAAGCAAGAGCAATTGATGATGAAATATTTAAATTGCTTTCAGATAGGTTTGTACATGTCTGTAGAACCAATGATATTGGTTTTATTGTTACTAAAGTAGTGGAGGCTTTGAGTTATTATGAATAAGAGGGATTACATAGCAGTACTTTGTTTTGAAAAAGCAAAGAAGCTAGGTATATGGAATGAAGACTGTGATAGGAGGTTAGCTTATGAGCTTGAAATTATATCAGAAAAAGGTTTCGAAGACTATTTCCTTATTTACAAGGAGATTATCGAGTATGCTCGCTCTACCGGCATTCTTGTTGGGCCTGGTCGTGGGAGTGCCGCTGGGTCTCTTGTCTCGTATCTACTCGGAATTACTAAGATTAACCCATTAAAATATGATTTATACTTTGAAAGGTTTTTAAATCCTTCAAGACCTGACTTTCCAGATATAGATTCTGATTTCCAATCAACACGAAGACAAGAAATATTTGATCATATCGTAGAGAAATATGGAGAGGAGTATACTTGTCGTATTTCTACGTATTCTCGTTTCCATATTAAGCAGACATTAAAAGACCTTTGTAGAGTATTTAAAATATCTATTAAAGATGCAAATAAACTGGCAAAATTTATCCCAAATGATGTAAAGACATTAGAAGAAGCAGAGAAGATTCCAGAAGTTGACAGGTTCTTTAATGAACATCCACAAATTTATCAACTTGCAGATGAAATTCAAGGGGCTATAAGGCAGAAATCTATACATGCAGCCGGTATTGTTATAACTCCTAAGCCAGTTTTCTTTTATCTTGCAACAGAAAGAATAGGTGGGGCTAAAGGTTCACTCTGTTCTTGTTTTGATATGTTTGCTATTGACCAACTAGGTCTACTTAAATTAGATATTCTAAGTCTAAGAACATTGGATGTTATAGCAAAGGCTTTAGAGTTAGCTAACCTAACAGAAGATGATTTGCCTTCAACATTTGAAGACCCTAGAGTATATGAAAGATTCCAAAGGAGAGAGACACTTGGTATATTCCAGTTTGAAAGTAACCTTCTTACAGGTTATGCAGATGCTTTACAAATCCCTGATTTCCCTACTCTGTACGCTTGTACTACTATTGCTAGACCTGGACCATTACATTCAGGGGAAGCCGAAAAATATAAACACAGACATCAAGGTAAGGAAGAAGTATCTTACTTACATCCTATGATGGAACCAATCACAGCAGAGACTTATGGTCTTATGTTATACCAAGAACAGATGATGAAAACATCGGTTGCTTTAGCAGGGTTTACTCAGGTTGAATCAGAACTGTTAAGAAAAGTTATTGGTAAATCAAAAGGTAAAGAAGCCATAGATAAATATATGCAGAAATTTATTGAAGGGTGTGTAAATAATGGAATTGATAAGAATATTGCAGAGCAAATATGGGGAATCATCAGGGAGTCAAGTGAGTACGGGTTCAATAAAGCCCATGCTGTGTCTTATTCAGCCATCTCTTACTGGTGTGCTTGGCTCAAAACATATTATCTCAAAGAATTTTTAGTGGCGTTGATGGTATATGAAACAGACGAAATGCAAGAAAAAGCAGTGCGAGAACTCAGAGAACACGGGCACTCGGTTAATAAGCCCGACATTAACTTATCTAATGCTAATGTGTCGATCGGAGCTGATGGGGCCATCTACATGGGATTCTCAGATATTGAAGGGGTCGGAGCGAAAGCGACCGAAGAGATTCTTCTGCACCAACCCTATGGGTCGTTCGATGACTTTTTATCAAAAATACAAAGGAAGAAATGCAATATTAAAGTCATCAGAAATCTCATACAATCTGGAGCATTCGACTCTTTTGGACAAAGAGATGAGCTTTATTACTCTGTCACAGAAGAGCCTTTTGCTAGATGGGATACTCAAGAAATGATGAAACGTCAAGGAATGGTCTTAGATATGCCATCGGAGACACCTCTGATAGATTACTATGAGAACAATTTTGAACAGCATATTGATATAACCCCAATGAGAGATATTGACCCCGCGAATGACTATACTGAATTATGGGTACGAGGAATTGTATCTAATTTTAACGTAAGAGACAGTACCTCACAGATGCTTGTTCCAAACGGGAAACAAATGGCATTTTTTAACTTAGATGATGGAACAAATAAGTTTGAATGCTTTATCGCCCCAGAACAATTCACTTTATTTGGAGATTTAGTTGGAGATACTGAAGCGGTTGTTATAAAAGCTCATACTTTTAATGGAAGGGATAAGTTATATGTTGATGGAGTTCTTAGCTTAACAAAACCAGAAGAAAACAAGGATACATTTTTAAAATATGTATACGGACGTAGAGATGAATTGTTAGAAGCAAGAAGAACTTTCCCAATGAATTGTAACATTGTAAAATCAGCTAACTATCAGGTTGCAAAATCAGGAAAACCATATATAAGAGTTGTCACTGATGAAGATGAAGAATGGTTACAGTTTAGATTCTACGAAGAAGCGATCTGCCCTGGAGAAATCATAGTATGGGACTCTAATAAAGACCCATTCATGGAAATAGAACAGAGGTTAAAATAATGAAAATGTTTATCGAAGTCAGAGACGGAATCGAACCGAAGTTAGAGATGGAAGACGGAGTATTAAAAGGTATATCCTTTGATGCTCCTTTTATTTTAATAGAGAAGAAAAAAGATAAGGGTCGTAATGAAGATAGATTTGTTCTTGTTCGTGTTGGTGAAACTAGACCTTGTAGTCAATGTGGAGAAGAAAGATACCCAGAACAGTATTACATATCATCAGAAACTTCAACAGGATATCAGAATACATGTATAGTATGCTATAAAAGGAGGGCTAAAAATGCGGATGAGTAAAAGTAGTTTTTTAACATACGTAGATTGCCCTTACAATTTATTTTTAGATAAAGTTAAAGGTCGTAGAGACCTGCGTCCAACACCAAAGGAGGGTTCTCCTTTAAAGAAAGGGACTGATTTGCATAAGATTTTTGAAGATTTTTATACTGTATGTGAAGAGGAAGATATAAATACCAAACAAGATATACTAGATATATTACTCCAACATCCTTTATCCTCAAAAGCCCATCTAGAAAAAGAAGATCCAACCCACGAAAACCTTTATTTAAATAAATATAGGAATTACCACGCGTTGGAAGGAGAAATTCATAGACATCTAGATAATTTTGCAGACTTTAATATGGCTACAATTGAGAGAAGAGGTTTAGATAATTTCATACCAGAGTACAGAGAAATGGAAATATATAATGAAGAAAAAGATTTTCTGGGTTATATAGATAGAGCAGAGAAATTAAACGACGGTACATATAGAATACTTGATTATAAAACAGGTAAAGTTAAAACTTTAAGAAATTATCTAGCAGAACTTTCCTTATATAAATGGCTATTTGAAACAGAAACGGGCAAAACAGTTACAAGAGTAGGTATTTATTTTTCTGATAATGGCTGGCTAAGGACAATGGAATTAGAACAGAGTGATATTTTTGAATCTTTGTACCTCCTTGATACTGTCTCAGAAATGGTTAGAGAAAGAATCTTCCCAAGATTTAGGAACGAATACATGTGTAAAAAGTTCTGTGAAAATTGGGGCATTTGTCATTTACCTTTATATGAAGACGAAATAGTATCTGAGGTTCCAGCAAAATATGCAAATATATTATGGTGAGAGATATGTATTTTCAATTAGGTTTTCCGTCAAGATATACGTTAGAGGATAATGAAGAAGGCAACGCAGAAGCAGCAAGATTAGTTAAACAATTTAACGGTCTTACAAAAGTGTTTAGAAGTATTTATAACTATGATGGTGTTCCATGTGCGGACACAGCAGTCATAGACAAAATATTTTTTGACTTTGATTATGATGAAGACCAACCAAATAAAGCACAAAAAGATTTACAAAAACTACATAACTTTTTAAAACAAGAAGAATATGCTCATTCTATATATTTCAGTGGAATGGGTTTTCATTTATTCCTAGAGACAGAAGTAAAGAAAGCTAGAGAATTTATGAGTCCAGCTCTTGTTGTAAGAGGTGTTCACAAACACATATGTGCTACTGTTGGTATAGAACCAGACGAAAAGACAAAAGACCTTATGCGTTTTGCAAGGCTACCAGGCACTAAGAACTTAAAATCAAAGTTTTTCTGTATCCCACTCTCTGAAGAGATGATTCATTGGAGTAGAGAAGAGATAATGAATAGAGCCAAAGAACAACACTTTGAAGATTTTAGGATAAATGGTAAGCCATACTGTCTTGATGATTTTGATGTGGAAAAAACAACAGTAAAATATGCAGAGCCTGTTGGAAATATAGAGGACATACAAGACGAGATTTTAGAAGACATGCCATATTGTGTTAGAAATCTTTTACTTGGAGATTACTGTGGTTGGACAGGTAGACGTGTTGTGATAACCGCCATGAAAGAAAAGGCTTACACGAGAGAAGAAACAGTAAGTGTTTTAGAGAAATACCTATCCAGTAATCGCCATAAATTAGATGGTAATGAATATGAACATTGTATGAAAGAAAATCAAGTAGATTATTTATTTGATAATCCAGACATGATGTTTCCAGCTTGTTTTACAAATAGGGAGGACGGTTTTTGTGTTGAAGGATGTGAAGGACCAAAAATTTACTTAGAGTGATGCTATGATTTACATGGATGCAAGAGAATCAAAGAAAAGACAAAAACTAGCTAAAGAGATTTTAACAGAGGTTGAGGTTACATTCCTCGCCACTGCTGATTTTATTTTTAATGATGTTGGAGTAGAATGGAAAGAATGGGAAGACTTTGTTAAAAGTGAAAACGAAGGTCGCCTGTTGAATCAAGTTAAACATATGTTAGCCAACTTCAATCAATGTTATATAATAGTAGTGGCTCCAGATAGGAAAGTCTATAACAATCCAAGAACAAAAAGTATGCCTGGTTCACGATTCAGAAGTTTGATAATTCAATACGGTAACATGGGATGCACTCTTGTTCCTGTTGCGTCAGACCCAGAAGGTATGCGTGCAATGAAATCTATTTGTAAGTATGCAGGTACAGAACGTGTAATAGATAATGGGTTAAAACGTATAGCTCCTAGAACTGATGACAAATATGTAGATATGCTTTGTGTCTGTGATGGTGTAGGACCAGAGATAGCAAGGAGAATATTAAAGGTTTTCAAAGCATGGGAGCTTTGGGAAGTATCCGAAAAAGATTTGAGGCACAGCGTTGATGGTGTGGGGCCAACAATAGCGAAAGAAATCAAGAAGGTGTTCCATAAATGACAGTGAAAAGAAAACCCAGTTGCCTTGAGTTAGACGCATATCTTAGGGCTGGTAAAAGTTTAACAGACATACACAATATAACAGGATATTCTGTGCCTTATCTTTCTAAATTATGTAAAGGTTGCGGTTTAGAAGTGCCTAAAGTAGGTAGAAAGAAGGGGTATATAATGGACGAAGATACCAAAAGAAAGATAGGGGAGGCGAACCGTAAATGAGAAAAGAAGTAATAGAGAATTTCACACGTTCCTTTTTTGTTGGTGTAGTTGAAATTAGTTATTTTGAAATGCGTGGTAAAAGGAACATTAAAATTAGTTTTAATTCTTTAGATGATATGAAAATGTCATTTAAAAGAGCTAGAGAAGCCAGAGCTAATGAATTATTTTTAATTGATGAAGACCAACTTACTTTTATGGCAGACAGAGATGATTATGAAACCGCCATATACATGACAGCAGTTAAAGGCGCAACAGAAGCCTGGACTATGAGATTCCAAGAAGAAGCAAAAGAAAGAAGAGAGGCGTTGAGCAATGAAAGCGATGAGGATAGCGACGATTCAACAGGGATGGCCAATAATAGTTAGACACATAATGGAAAATGGCGATATGGTTCAAGACGAACGTGGTTCTAATACCATGGAAATCTTGAACCTTTTTGTTGAATATACAGACCCAGAAAATGCAAAAGAACCAGAAGGTAATCCATTTGGTGGAAGAAAACTTGAAGCATATGAAGATGAATTTACTAGTGATGATAAAGGTGACTTTGTATATACCTATGGTAACAGATATCGAGCACACTTTGGCTTTGACCAGATAGCTGCGGTAATTGGTAGGCTAACTAATTGTGCAGAATCAAGAAGGTCGATAGCGATAACTTGGGACCCAGTAGAAGATAGTAAATCAGAGGAAGTCCCTTGCAATATTTATGCTGATTTTAAAATAAGAAAGGGTATGTTATTTACCACTGCTATGTGGCGTTCACATGATATATTTACAGCATACGTACCCAATTTCTTTGCATTGTTAAGATTATCCCAGTTAGTTGCAAAATGGTTAAACATAGAAATCGGTGTAACAACTATTCATTCCATCAGCGCCCATATATATGAAGGTTATTGGGATGAAGCAAAAAAAATTTAAGGAGAGTAAGACTATGAATGGCAGAGTAAAGTTTAAAAGTTTAGAAGAAGGAATGTTTGTTGAAGTAACCACAGAGACCGGAGAAAAAATATGGGCTGAGGATTTACAAATAGGTTGGGACCCGCAACGAGGATTATATGCAACCATAGTAGTACCATTACCTGAAATAGATTTAGAAATACGAAGAGAAAATATCAGCGTAATTAATGATGTTGAATTTATAAGAGAAGAAAGAGAGAAAAGAGCTCAAGAAATTAAAAAATTATTAGCAGAAAAAATGGCGGAAAGGGACCAGGAATGATTACAGTACAGACAAACCATGATGAATGTGAACCATTCGATAAAAATCGAATAGAAAATTATTGTATTAATCAAATAGGATTGGAAGAGAAGGAATCAAAATTAATAGCGTTGTCTGTATGGAGAAAATATAAGGATTTACATGATGATACTACTGTAACAACCGCCATGCTTAGAGAAGATGTAAATGTTCAACTAAGGAAAAGGGGTTATATGGATGAGTCAAGAAAACACGAAAGAGTTGGAATTCCTTTTGCAGAGATTAGAGAGTATATCAGAGGTCACAATTGCGATAACGCAAACCTACAAAGAAATCCTGAAACATTCCATAAAAATGTGGCAGATTATGCATTAAAACAATACGCACTAGAGTGTCTCCCTAAAGACATAGCGGAAGCACACAACAAAGGAGAAATGCATATACATGATTTAGAGTATTTCCCGGGAAGACCAATCAATTGTCTCCAGCATGACCTAAGATGGATTATTCAAAATATATTTAAACCAGATGGTATAGGAGAGCATACATCTACCGCACATCCTGCTAAACACTTCCCTACATTAATGAATCATGCAGGTGAAATGTTACTAGCTGGGCAACAAAATTGTTCAGGAGGACAAGGTTTCAGCTTATTCAATGTCTTTGCATCCCCATTTGTTAGAGGTCTAACCTTCAAACAGATAAAGCAGGGCATCCAGATGTTCATATATAATTTGAACATGGCTTATTCAAATAGAGGTGGCCAGGTACCATTTACATCCGTTAATTTAGAATTCACAGTCCCAGACTTCCTTAAAGACGAAATAGCTTGGGGACCAGGTGGAGAACCATGTGGTGTTTATGGGGGTTTTGAAGAAGAAACAAGGTTAATCAACAGAGCGTTTATTGAAGTCCTTATGGAAGGAGACGCTATGGGTAAACCTCACTTATTCCCAAATACAATATGGGTATTAAGGGAAGAAATGATGACGGAGGAATTTGATGAAGACTTTAAACGCGTTTGCGAACTCTCCTCGAAGTATAGTACTCCTTATTTCGCTAATTGTATTCCTGAATGGACAGGTAAGCATTCTAATGTCATGGGATGCAGGACTCGACTCAATACGAATTGGACTGGCGATTGGGACGTTGATACTCTTCGTACTGGGAATCTTGCGTATATTACAATTAACTTCCCGAGGATAGCTTATAAATCAAATGGAAAAGCACGTGAGTTCTATAAAGAATTAGATAGAGTTCTTGAAATTGCAACACGTACTCTATTAATCAGAAGAAGACATGCAGAAAAACTCTTAAACGAATATAATATGCTTCCGTTCTTAGCTCAGAAAAACAAAGATGGAGAAACATATTATAGAATAGAAAATTCCACATTATCATTTGGTGTTATCGGTATGGATGAAATGTTAAGGGCTTTCTGGAATGATAAGAAAGATGGTGGAATGTATAATGAGAAAAACAGAGAGTTTGTCTACCATATATTGGACTATTTAAACCAGTATGCTAAAAAACTCACAGAAGAAACTGGTTACAGATGGACAATCTTCCAAACACCAGGAGAGACAACTGCAAATAGATTTGCAACCTTAGACAAAAAGCACTTCCCTGATAAAGCTATATATAAAGGTGGAGTAAGAGAACACAAACTCTTAGATGAAAAAAATGAACCTAATATATGGGTAGAAGGAGAAGAAGGCTCAGAATATTATACAAACTCTACACACATACCTGTAGATGAAACAAGACTGTTATTAACACAGAAGATGCAAATAGAAGCAGAGTTCCACCCATTAACCAGTGGTGGGCACATATTCCATGCTTGGATAGGGGAAGCTTATACAGACCCTGTAGCAATTATGAAGTTAACCAAAGCTATAGCAACAAAAACTGACTTAGGTTTTTGGGCTTATACATCAGCGTTTAGTTACTGTTTTAATTGTTGCACATTCTTAAACGGTATGCAATATAAATGTCCTGAATGTGGTTCGTCAGATGACATTGAGCATTATTCCAGAATTACAGGCTATGTCCAGCAAGTAGGAGCTAAGAAAGATTCTATTGGTGGATGGAATAAAGGTAAACGTGCAGAACTAAGAGATAGATACGAACATGGTGATTTAAGTGGCTAATTCGTTCGGTAAATGGGAGAAGGTTACAGATGATGAACATCTGGACCAACCTTTATCTCCTTATTTAGATGATTATCCTCCAGAAGCATGGGAAAAATATGATTCTTATGATGATATAGATAAAGAAAGATTCCTTAGAGGACTTCTCCCACGTAATTATGAGAATATGATACGTAAAGCTTTGGCTTATGGTTGTTATATGGTAGGAACAGGCATAGATAAGAAAACTAGGAAAATGTATACGATAGATTATATTTTTGGTAAAACATATAGAAGACCATAGATAAGTTTATAAGTTAAAAGATTAAAAGGATATATTATGGTGAAATAATGAAGTTCCGAGTGAAAATAAACAAAGTAGTCATTGAAGAAGTAGTAGAAGTTGAAGCAGATGACATAGACGAAGCGAAATGGAAAGCTATTAAAGATTATACACCAGTATCTGTTGAAGATGAATTTGGTAAATACGTAATAGAAGCTTTCCCGTGGGTTGATGAATCGGAATGTTTATTAAACCCTGAAGAAGGAAATGATTCATGAGCGGTTAGCTCATTATATTTTTGTCTCGGTGGCTCAATCAGGTACAGCGACGGACTGTTAATCCGTTATCTCCCGGTTCGAATCCGGGCTGAGACGTTTCATAGTAACAAAATGGAGGTTTATTATGGAAGCAACAACAATAATTTACGCTGGAGCTATTTTTGGATATTTATTCCATATATTCCAAGAAGACGGCTATAGTCTAGCTCCGTATTGGCAGAACGGTAAATTACAATTGAACATGGTAGTGTCTTTGATTATAGGTATTGTATCTATCATAGCCACAATACAGTCAGGAGCTTTCGCTGCTGTCGGTGCAACACCATTAGAATTGTTCTTGAGCGCTGCCGCATTAGCAGGTGGTATACCATTTGCAATAAATACTGTGGTAACTAAAAGTACTTTAGGAAATACCACAACCGATGAAGAAGGAGTAGCATAAACCCTTCTCCCTCTTTTTAGGAGGCATTAAATGACACAAGCAACATTTTTACAATATCAAGACGCAATGGAAAGAGTGTTGAGATATGACATTATTCACAATGGATTACCTAATTACGTAGAAGTCAATGGAGAAAAAATATCCAAAGCGGATTACATTGATGCAGTCAAGAGAGTACAAGCTTTCTTAGTTAAAGAGAAAGTAGACCCTAGATATGTTAATATGGGTGGTACAACATCGCCTGGTACAATAGTTCCAACTCCTATCCCTGTAACTAAAGGAGTCTATATTTGTCAAAGATATAGGCATAATATGGATCAGGGAACAGGTTATTGGTGCGCTCCTTTTACAGAAGCACAAATAATATATGAACTGTATGGGTTAGATGTAGCTCAAAGTTATTTAGCACAAGTTTCAGGAACCACAACTGATGGTACTGGACACCCAGGTATAATAAAAGGTTTAGAAACATGGGATGATAAAGCAGGGCATGATGTTTCTGTGGATTTCCAGAACTTTAGTAGTACTGGATGGCAAAAATGCGCAGAAATGGTTGCAGACCCAAATATCGGTCTAGGATTCCATGTTTTGTATAGAAACCACACAGGCTGGGGGCACTACATGTTTCCAGTGATTATAGACATGAACAAGAAACAAATAACTCTTATGGATAGTTTAAATTCAACAGACATGATAACAGTGAGTTTTGCTGAATTTGAAAAATGGATTGCAAACACTCCATATAATCAACCATCATGTTTAATAGTCAAAAAAATAAAATAAGGAGAGATTTAGATGGAAGACGCAGATGTTAAATTAAAAGTATTCGATTTATTAATGGAACAACCAACTCTTAGTATGGCGGACGACCAACATTTTGTAGACTTGATATTCCACAAATTCGGAAGGATAGCTACAACCACACAGGTTGCAACAGCAAGAGAAGACATTAAGAAAATAGACTCTAAAGCTGATATTGAAGCTATACCAAGACCTGAAGCATGGGAACTTGGTAAAGACCCAAGAGAATAGTTGTGCAATGCACAACATTATTTTATTTTTTGAGTGGTGACCGAAACCTTTATATAATCATAAAGAACATAGTATTAGTTCGCTGCTCATTTTATTAGGAAGGTGGCTGAGCCAGGCTAAAGGCGGAGGACTTAAGATCCTTTGTACGTAGGTGCGCGGGTTCGAATCCCGTCCTTCCTATTCATTAAAGCAAGGTGGCTGAATCAGGTTCAGGCAGCGGGTTTAGGACCCGTGTTCTTAGTGACAATGCGAGTTCAAATCTCGTCCTTGCTATTTTTGGTGATAGAATGCGAGTAGAACCAAGATATAGAAAATTGTATGCAGTTATTAATAATTTATTGTTTTGATTATCCAACAATAAATGAACTCGAAATAGCAAACGTAACTGGATATGATATTAATATTATAAGAATTATGTTAAGGCGTTATTTTAAAGGCCGTATCGTCTAACGGTAAGATGCCACCCTTACAAGGTGGAGAGCGTGGGTTCGATTCCCCGTACGGCTATTATGGGGTTATGGCATAGGTGGTGGTGCGGTCGCCTGCAGAGCGACTTACAGCGGTTCAACTCCGCTTAATCCCTTGGCTGCATAGCAATAGTCTGGTTAATGCGCTTCATTGGTAATGAAGAGATCATGGGTTCGAATCCCATTGTAGCCTTTGTTCTTTAAAAAGAACCAAATCAAATGGACGGTTTCGTTGAAATAACACGAAGGACTAAAAGCTGTGAGGGTGCACTAGTAGCAGTTAGTAGGAATGGGAGCGCGCAAATTCCGCCGTCCACCGAGGACATATAGCTTAGTCTGGTTAAAGCAGTCGGCTCATAACCGAAAGATCGTAGGTTCAAATCCTGCTATGTCCATTGCATGGGTGGCAGAGTGGTTATTGCGCCGGACTGCTAATCCGGTGGTCCCGCAAAGGGGCCTCGCAAGTTCGAATCTTGTCCCATGCGTAGCACGCATACGTTAGTCTGGTAGACTACAAGCCTTCCAAGCTTGGAACGGGGGTTCGAATCCCTCTGCGTGCATTAGGACGTGTGGCCTAGTCTGGTTAGGGCTCCGGTCTGATACACCGGCGATCGTAGGTTCAAATCCTACTGCGTCCATTTGTCTTACAAAAGTAGGACACATTTATTAGACCATAAATGGAGAAACATTCTTAAATGCATGGGTGGCGGAGCGGTTAACGTGCCGGGCTGGAAACCCGGTGGTGCCTTCGGGTGCCACGCAGGTTCAAATCCTGTCCCATGCGTTTTATTTAAAAGGAGATGGTACATATGCCAGATATAAATGTTTGTCCCAATTGTGGTTCAAAAGAAATTCAATATAAGAAATTAGAACAGAGAGATAATTCTATTCCTTGCAGACCTGAAGTGTCTGAACAATTCTGCAGATGTTTTTCATGCCAATTCGTTTGGAATGGTAAAGTTTGTAATGACTAATTTTCTTTTATTTTTGCCCAGGTGGCAGAGTGGTCTATTGTGACCGGCTTGAAACCGGTTGTCCAATCGGGCATCGCATGTTCAAATCATGTCCTGGGCGTTACTTTTATATACTATAAGGAACAATGTCTTATAGTCGATAGGTGCCATAGTGTAGTCCGGTCTAGCATGGAGCTCTGTCACGGCTTCGACTCGGGTTCAAATCCCGATGGTACCGTTTTGGGTCTATAGTATAGTCTGACTAGTACGGGGGGCTTTTTACCCCTTGACCGGGGTTCAAATCCCCGTAGACTCACTTTTTGCTGACGTAGTCTAGTGGTAAGGACGCTGGGTTTTCGACCCGGTAACCGGGGTTCAAATCCCCGCGCCAGCATTAGTTCCTTGGTGTAGTGGTAATCATGACGGACTTTGGATCCGTTGACCTCGGTTCGACTCCGGGAGGAACTATCAGCGACGTAGAACAGTATGGAGTGTTCGTTGGGCTCATGACCCAAAGGTCGCCAGTTCAAATCTGGTCGTCGCTATTGGTTTAGAGACCAAACCCCGACTGACGAAAATAAATAAGTCTCTATCCCTTCGTCAGTTGTAAGCTGTACGTCCCCGGGCGGTGGCAGCGAAAAATGGGGGAGTTGGGAGTAAGTGATGGTACCAGAAGCTTACTCCCGGCAACGGGGAGATAATTCGTTTAGGGCGATTAGCTCAGTTGGGAGAGCACCCCGCTTGCAACGGGGAGGCCGTGGGTTCAAGTCCCACATTGTCCATCATATGGGCGCGTAGCTCAATTAGGCAGAGCGACCGACTCCAGATCGGTAGGTTGCGGGTTCAATTCCCGCCGAGGCCCATTCATATGGCATATATAGTGTTAACGGTTAGCACCCAACCCTGTGGAGGTTGAAGAGAGGGGTTCAATTCCCCCTATATGCCCTCAAGGGACTGTAGCTCAGTTGCGGGAGAGCGATCGGCTGAAGACCGATGTGCCATGGGTTCGACCCCCATCAGTCCCACTATTTAGGTGATGAAAATGGATATGAAAGAAACAATAGTATTTGTAGGTAGATTAAAACAAGAAATACATGACAAAGAAGGGACTTTATTTAACGCCTATTTATCAGGCTCTAAACTCTATGGATGGGATAGTTATAACTCCGATACAGATGTAAGAGGTATGTTTTCTCTGAATCCAAGGCGTTACTTAGGTTTAACTGTACCAAAAGAAACCATACAACTACATCAAATAGGAGAAGAATATGACGTAGTTATGCATGAGTTAAGAAAGACAATAAACCTTGCATTAAAAGGGAACTGTAACATACTTGAAGGTTTTAGCGCACCACAGATTTATAAAGACGCAAAATTCAAAGGGTTACAAAAACTTGTCCTCAATAGTTTTGGTAAAGATGGTTTATACAACTCTTATAGAGGTATGGCTTGGCAGAATTATAAGAAATTTATCTTACAAGGAAGGAACACTGTTAAAAAATATCTGTACGTTTACAGAGGACTACTTGCAGGAAGGTATGTCTTAACCACTGGTAAGATAGAACCTAACATGGAAGTCCTCGCTAAGTATTTCCGCTGTGATAATGCGAAACATCTACTTAAAATAAAACGTGCAGGTTCTGAAAATGAACCTCTTAGCGAGTTAAAACAAGGAGATTTAGACTTAGAGATAAAAGAATTATTCGATAAAATCGATGATGCCTATGTTCTATCTGAATTACCAAGAAAACCAGAAGATGACGACGTAAAAGAAGTAGAAAACTATTTAATCAATTTAAGGTTAGAGGGCTTATAGTATAATAGGATAGTGCTCCAGCCTTCGAAGCTGGCAAATGGGGGTTCGAGTCCCTCTAAGTCCTTATTTTTTAATTTAATCGTATGGCCTCGTAGCATAGCTTGGATGTGCACCGGACTTCTAATCCGGGACTTCGGTCAGCGCGGGTTCAAATCCCGTCGAGGTCACTTCATTCTTACAGTGTAAGAATAACTGGAGGTGGTTAACATGTCTCTCAGTTGGCGACCAGAGCCCAGAAACTCTGGAGTGGCTATTGTGGCGCTACTAATCAATTCGCAATGCGTTGATTAGCGAACCAACAATAAAGGGCGTGATTTTATTAAGCGATTATATTTGTTTGCGATCGTTTTAGTCGCATTACTGATTAGTCTGCCTTTATCTTCAGCTACTTCGGTAGGGGCGTATGACGTTAAAGTAACAAGTAGTTATGTATCCTCAATTGCAAAGTGCAGTTGTGGAATGGGAACGTACAGTTATCATAAAGCTACGTTCAAAAATTATTGTCCAAATTGCCATCGTTATGGCACTTTACATTATGAAGTGGGTCCAGCCTCATGGACTTCACCAGAAGGAATGTGGTATTGTTCCTGCTGTGACATGGATTTCTGTGCTCAGTGTGGAAAAAGCCACGACGGTAGAGGAGTATGGCTCGTAAGAACGACAATCCCTAAGCCATTACCAAAAGTTGTAGTAAACAACACCAATCAAACAAACGTAACAAACGCAACAGCGAATACAACAGCTGTAAACAATTCAACTCCTCACGGAATAACTCATCCGTTTTTATCTCAAATGACACACGAGCAATTGGATGCTTTGGGTGTGTTAGTTAAAAAATCTTGGATGGGCGAAAGATTTATATATTAGATCAGACACATTAGGATACAGAAGCATAAAGGGCAACAAAGAGACAAGAAATTATGTCCACAAGCAGGGTGAAATGCCTGGGTAACGAACGAAGGGCATAATAAATTGGCTCTGTCCTTATCTTCAAATCTTCACATAAATTCAATAATGTGCCTCTAGATAAGGCTGCGATAGAGAAGAGATACTTCGACGCTTAACCGAAAACCCAAACTCTTCTCAATTGTTCTCCTTATAACACTCATGGGCGGTGGCTGAATGGAAAAGCGCCAGAAGAAACAGTCTTATTGATTGTTCTTCTCGTTATCTATTTCACTCATATTATTGCCTCTTTGGTAACGAGACTGTGTAGATAAGACATACTTCGTTCAAGGAGCTGGTCGTCAAGAGACGTGTGGTGGTTCGAATCCACCCCGCCCAATTGACCGTTCAAGTTTCGGTCGGTTCACATGGGATTTGGGTTGCGATAGATAAGGGTTACTTCGTAACGGTATCGAGACTTTATCTATAAAAAGTTTAGCGGTTCAACTCCGCGCTTAAAAAACTCTTATCGCCAATTCTCCCAAATTTTAAATTCATTCTCACGCATTAGGCTGCGATAGAGAAGGGTTACTTCGTACAAAACATATCAGAAAAATATGAAAGAACCATGCTTGTGGGCATGCAAAAATAACTAATCCGAGAACACTTGCGTAGCGGATTTAAATAAATATATGCAAGGGTTACCCCTTTTCGCATATTCTCCTAATGTTGTTTTTCTCCTTCGTTTTTCGAAGAAAAACAAAAGGTTGTGAAATTATGTCAAAGTTTAATAAACCATTAACAGCGGAACAGGTTGTAAGTCGAAAACCTGGTGCAACAACTAATTTTGAAGGTGGATTAGCTTACGAATTAGATATTAAGACTAAGCTAATGAAAATGACAGCAACATCTCTTGTTGGTGAAAACAAGTTTTATACTTCAGGAGAGAAAGCTGACTCAGAAATCCTTGACTTAATCCATGCTGTTGCACAGAAAGACCCGGAGTTCATTTTGAAATTAGCATTGTACACTAGAGAAGTCTTAAGACTACGTAGTGCACCTGTGATGTTAATCGCAGAAATTGCTAATGCAAATGTGGGTGGAATACCTAACTCTAGAAGATATGTCGAACGAACAATACAAAGGGTAGACGAAATTACAGAGCTCCTTGCATACCAATTAGAAAGAAACAGCCAAAATCCAAGGAATTCAAAGCTCCCTATGCTACTTAAGAATGGTGTTGGTCGTGCTTTTAATAAGTTCGATGAATATCAGTTTGCAAAGTACGATAGGGATGGTGCCGTCACACTCAGAGATGCTTTGTTTATGACTCACCCTAAACCAAAAGACGCAAAGCAACAAAGACTGTTCGATAAAATTGTAAACGGCGAGTTAGAAACACCCGAAACATGGCAGACTTACATATCAGAACATGGTAGCAACAATAAATCTTGGACACACATAGCACCTAAGATGCCAATTTTTGCTTTAGTAAGAAACCTAAGAAACTTACTGCAAAACAACGTAGACACTGACTTATACACTGATAAACTCAGGAATAAGAAAGTTATCCAAAGGTCTAGAATGTTCCCATTCAGATTCTACAGTGCATATGTAACAGTCGCCAGAGAAGTTCCAACAAGCATAGAACAAAGAGAAGTCTTAGACGCTCTTGAAGATTCTATAACCCTGAGTATAGCAAACATACCTAAAATTGAAGGTAGAACTGCAATATTCTGTGACCTAAGTGGTTCAATGGGTGATACAGTTAGTTCTAAATCTCATGTAAGATATGTAGATATAGGAACACTGTTTGGAGCAATGGCAGACCAAATATGTGACAAATCTATCGTAGGAGCATTTGGTGAACACTTCGATACAGTAGATATGCCAAAGAGAATGCCTATATTCCAAAAAATGATGCAGTTTAATAACGTCAACGTAGGGGGCGCAACAAACGCATGGAAGGCAATTGATTGGTTAATCAAAACCAATACAAAAGTTGACAGAGTAATGGTATTTTCAGACGAACAAGTATACAATACAGACCATCACTACATAGGATACAGTTGGGGTCCTAAAGACAAATCAGAAACCTTACAAGCAAAAATGCAAGTGTACAGAAACAAAATAAACCCTAACGCATACTTACACTCCTTCGACCTTTCTGGTTATCCAACAACCATGATACCTAATGACGACCCAAAATCAAATCTGGTTGCTGGTTGGAGCGAACAAATATTCAATTACATTGAATTGTATGAAAAAGGCTTTGCTACAATGGTAGATATTGTTGAAAACTATCCGGTGGATTAAACCCACCATTTTTATTTTAGGTGAAAAAATGGACGAAGAAGGTAAAAAGTTTTACGCAATAACAGAAGAATTAAAAATAATGCATGGTGAAATAGGGGAAGATTGTGATCTTTCATGGAAAGATTGCTTCGATATTATCGATGGTGACTTTTCGACTCTTTGTTATTATGCAAAAAGAGAAACAAATGATGAATCTAAAATTGTTATAGATACTTTAAATGAATTAGCACATGATGCAATCTTATGTAGAATTGCATATGAGAATGAAGATTTAAAGGGTCCACGTTTTGGCGAAATCATAGAAGATATGAAAAAGATACACGATGCAAAAAGACACGACTATGCTTCTGATGAAGATAGGTTTTCGAACTTAGCTATATCAGAAAAAATGGGAATACCTGCATGGAAAGGTTGCCTTGTACGTATAAGCGATAAATATTCAAGACTTGATGAATTCACCAAGAAAGAAGAACTTATGGTAAAAGATGAAAGTATAACTGACACTCTAAATGATATGGCAAATTATGCAATAATCTGCAGAATCTTATATGAAAGAGGTCCACAGCCAGTAAAAGAAGGAATTGATATAACTGACCTATTTGATTCCCTTGGAGTCGATATGGAAGGTGTTGATATGACTGATTGGGATGCTGTAAAAGAAAGGTTATACAGTCAAGTATATGAAAAGAAAGTTTGTGGTTGCAATGGTGACAGTGATTAATAGCGATGTGTATAAAATCCTTGCACATCATTTTTTAGATAAACTAAAAGCACGTGCAAGTGCCGCAAGATATCTTGAAAAGGATTATTCAGTAAGACTTTATACTGTGGGTGTTTCTCCTAAGTTTGAAGCGTACCCACCAGACATTTCTAATTACGTTGATGTAAGTGCGCCACGAGGACACTTAGAAGATGCATACAATAATAGAGATAAACAAAGAACTTTGGCTATAGTAGACAGAGAAAAAGTATTATATGATTCTATATCATTAATCCATTTCTATAAAACCAAAGAGAAATATGAAGCAATAAAAGATAAATACAAAAACGGGCATTAGCGTAGAGGCCACGCGGTCGGCTGTAGAAGCAGGAGTATAAAACAAAACTATATCATGTATATCATTTAAAATCCCTTAATAAAATATAATCTCACTTGTATTCTTAGAATACAACTCTTGCTACAGATACCGATTATACCCCGGTTCAAATCCGGGATGTCCGATTCAGGTGATTATATGTTTAAAAAACTTGGCGAAAAATTAGGGTTAACACGAGAAAATATATTAGGCGCAAAATTTGAAAGTGATAGTAAAGACGAGGCATATTATGATAGAAACCTTGCAATCCAACTAGCAGCTTATTTAGCTTACAGAGATGGATTTAACGTAGGGGTACGCGATAGAGATAGCGATTGGCCTATCATACAGATTGAATTGCCAACAGGACAAATAACATATCACATACCTAAAGATGAACTACTATTACTAAACGAAAGGAGATTCCGAGAACCTGCTTTACCTTGGGATGGACACTCTTTAAGAGTAAAACAGGAAAGGATAAAACAATATTTGTCTCAGAGATGAGACAAAATTTGCCGGTATAGCATAGTTTGGGAATGCGCTTGACTTGTAATCAGGAGATCGGGGGTTCGATTCCCTCTGCTGGCTTTTCTTTTTGGGAACATAATGTAGTCTGGTTATCAGGCCAGGTTTGGAACTTGGTCAGCATCGGTTCAAATCCGATTGTTCCCACTTATTTTAACAATATTTATAATATCAAAAAACCATAAAAGTAATACATGTATGAATTATATGGTTATCATGATAAAAAGGTTTTAGAGCAGACTTGGGATATAGTGAGTGCTCAAATGCTTCGTGCAGATTATTACCTCGAAGTAGAACCTAATACTTAATTTTGGTTTAATTCTGGCATCAACTTTATAATACCCCAGTCAGTTAGTGTTATTGTCAAACGAATAGGAGGCGTAATTTTGGCACAACACAAATTTGATTGGATTAAACATTCTGATGCTGTAGCAGATGACAGATTTGCACTTACTCAGGAAGATTTAGATAAAGTATACAGAATGGACCATCCAGAAATACAAAAACGTTTAACTTTTGTGCGAGAAACAGCTTTACCTAGTGCATACAAGCTCGCTAATATGCCTAGTGTAAAAGATCAAGGAGATTTAGGGCTTTGTTTTGCATTTGCCGGGGCAGGAATCCAGCAATATTATTATCTCAATAATCCAACTATTAAGTCAGATTATGATTTATCCGAAATGTTTTTAGGTTATTGGTCAAGATACATATGCGAAGGTGGTGCACCAACTGGTGATAATGGTTCTACAATCATTGCTACTATGCAGGCACAACAACAATATGGAATATGTCTGGAAAAAACATGGACATATGTAGATGCGAAGGAAAATATTAAACCATCTGATGTAGCTGTTAAAGAAGCTTCACAATACGAAGTAGGAAAATACTTTGCAATCGATGAAGATGCAAATGTGACAACCAACATTAAGAAATCTATATATGCTGGAACACCAATTATGTATGGTTCAGAAGTACATCAATCTATTGACAATGTAGGCACTGATGGTATTGAACCGTATGCTAAATCATCTAGCACATCTGATCCAGTAGTAGGCGGACACGCTAGATGGATTTACGGATGGGATGATACTAAAACGATAAAAGGAACAACCAAGAAAGGTGCATTCCTGGTAAGAAATTCTTGGGGAGGCTCTTGGGGTTGTTACGGAGACTCATGGGTTTCATATCAAGTATTCTTAGACCAAGAAACAGATCCAATGGGTATAACCAGTGCGATAGCGCCAACTAATACTCCAACGCCCAGTCCAAACCTGGACCCTACAGCGGATATTAAATTGGTTAAAAATATCGTTTACGGTAGCTATAACAACGCTACTAAAATTTCTAAAATTAAAAACATAGTGAGTAAGTATTAACATGAAGCGAAATGTTGTAGTAGACATCTATCCAGATGTCTATTCTTTTTTTGAACGAAATAATTGTCTAGAAGGATTCTCCTTACTATACCATTCTGCTGGAATATGCAGATACCATTGCCAGAATCTACAGTTAGAAGCTGAGGTACGATGTTATATGAGTACTCAGTTACACGAACCTGTCCTAAATATAAATTTAAAAGAATTTATGGATGAGAAAACTAAAAGAAATACTATTAGATTACTAGATAATTTAATTACGGCAGGTATAGGAGAACTAGGAACGAAATCTGATTTTGAATGTGTGCAACGAAAAGGTATTAAATTTGCTGTGATATTCTCTTTTTTTGATAAAATTTATAGATAACATTTAAATAGTATAAATGACAACTTCATTGTATGGACGCGAAGGTTTTTCTGAAACCCATTGACCAAGACCATATGTGTGTAAATTTTGAATTTAATTGGAAAGTCATTGAGGTTTTAAGAAGTTTAAAAAGCAGAAAATATATCGCTGCTACCAAAGAAAACATCATTACTAAAGCAGACGCTGAAATCTTAATGCAAAAATTACCAGAATTTTATTTTGTAATTCAAGAAAGAACACAGGAAGCGTATAAAATAAAGATTAGAAATGATGGTTTTCAAATCAATCCAGCACCTAGTACAATAAACGCGAAAATGTCTAGGTTAATGTATTTAAGGAGGCCAAGAGATGGTTATGAAGTTGCTAGAATACTTAAAGATGCAGGTTACAAAGTTGAAATCCAAGATGACCTCGAAGGAACAAACATCGAACTCCCAATTTCTCCAAGTCTATATGATTTCCAGATGGATGGGATGGAGTTTCTCAGAGGCAATGACTATACGGGACTCGTCTCCCTCGACATGGGCCTTGGTAAGACAATACTTGCTCTCCGAAGTGTCTTCGAACTACAAAAGTCACCTATATTAATTGTAGCTCCGTCTTCTCTCTTATTCCAGTGGAAAAGCGAACTGGAAAGGCATTTTGGTTACGAAGATGCTAAGATTATTACATCTAAGATTCCAAAAGCCAAGAGAATAGAGGCATTTAATACAGGGGATATTATAATAACTAACTATGAGTTATTAAGAACCGTAGAAATAACAAGACAGTTCGAATTACTTATTTTAGATGAGTGTCAACGGGTTAAGAATTGGAAAACCAAAACAGCTGCTGCAATTTCAAAAATTGTTGCTAAAAGGGTTATAGGATTATCTGGAACTCCTGTTGAAAATAATATTATGGAGCTTTATAATATTACTGACCAGATCAAACCAGGTTTCTTTGGAACTCAAAGAAAATTCTATAACAGATATGTCAAAGCTAATTATGGTAATAGATTCTCATATCAACACTTAGACGAAGTATTTGCTAAATTGCAAGCACTTATGTTTAGGAAGAACAGAAATGAAGTTGAAATGGAATTACCTGCCTTAATCGAACAAACATATCAGGTACAGTTAAACAAGAAAGAACTTAAGTTCTTCTGGGATTACATGGCAGACCAACCTAACGAGCTAGTAGCAACCACTAATGCAAAAGTTTTTGCTAGTTCATCTGCATTACGAATGAATGATATTAAAGTATCTTCAAAAGAAAAAGAGCTAATTAATGTAATTAATGATGTTAATGGACAAGCTGTTGTCTTTACTCAATACAAAAAAGAATTAGCTAGGATTGAAGATTTAATCAACAATAAAGATATCTATTCAATGAGTGGAGATACATCTAAAGCTGATAGAAACAAAGCAATAGAAGCTTTTAAAGCAGACGAAGAAGGAATCCTGCTTATGACAGAAGTTGGTACACATGGATTAAACTTACAGTGTGCTAACACTTTAATAAACATGGATTTACCATGGACTTATGCAGCTAAAGAACAACGTATAGGACGTATTCAGAGGATTGGTTCTGAACATGAAAGCAATTTAGTTGTCAATCTTGTATCCTGTGGGATAAAGATAGATGACAGAGTTATGGAGATTATTGATGAAAAGAAAGAACTCCATGAATTAAGTATAGATGGGCAAAAGTCATATGTAAGAAAGGCTTTTGCAAAAGACCTTGCGTCCCGAGGTATTGTCTTTAATAAAGCCGGTGCCTCGGCTTAAACTATTTTTTCCGAAAACTACTTAAGGGATTGTGAAGAATTATTAACTGGTGAGTCAGTTACCCCCTCCTCACCACTTTATTTTTGAGGTGAAAAATGGGGAAATTCAATAACAAACTTAAAGAAAAAATCAGTAAAGAAGGTAGTAATGGTTGGCGAAGTTACTATGATGTGAACGCATTCAGCGGAACTTGTTCTAAATGTGGACATGTGAATAAATGGAGTATGCAAGCCAGCATTAAAATCCCTAAGTGGTATGGGCTTCTATGGTTAGATATACAACATAAGTACAATGATATAAAATTTAAACTACAGATGCTTCGATACAAAATCAAAGGATGGGTATAATGAACAAAGAAGACATTTATCAAGATGCAAGAAATGCTTTTGGCACAGACTTACAGATGATTATACTTGCAGAAGAATGCTCTGAGTTATCCAAAGCAACATTGAAGTTAGTAAGATTCGGTATAGAACCATGGGATAACAGTGATTTAATCGGGAAGCTCGCCGAAGAAATAGCTGATGTAAGATTAATGATAGAACAAGCAGAATATATGTTTGCTATCAAAGAAGAAGTAAAAAAAATTGAAAAAGAAAAGTTAGAACGTTTAGAAGATAGAATAAGGAGACACAACGATGAAGTGCTTTTATCATAATGATTTAGATGGTTGGTGTGCAGGACACGTAGTATCAAGGTTTTTAGACAAAAGGTCAAAACCAGACCCAGAAGATTATATTGAAATAAGATATGGAGATGCATTCCCATTTGATATAATTAAGCCTGCAGAAAAAATATACATTGTCGACTTTTCACTCGAAAAAGAAGATATGGATAAACTCTTAGATATAACAGAAGATGTAGTTTGGATAGACCATCACCAGACTGCGATTGAAAAATACGCTGATTTCCCACGAGAAATTAAAGGAGTAAGAAAAGATGGTGTATCTGGGTGTGTGCTCACTTACTTATGGTTCATAAGCAATTGTGAACATGGTATGGGAATATCCGGTAATCAAAACGCTGTACCATGGCCTATTAGGTATGTAGGAGATAGAGATACCTGGCAATGGAAATTCGGAGAAAAGACGTTACATTTCTGCAGTGGTTCTGAATTATACAATTTAGACCCATTAAGTCCAGACTGGGCTATAATATTCAAAGATTACAATAAAGTAATAGAACAGGGTAAAACAGTAGAACAATACAAACAACAGCGCAATAAAGAATACTTCAAACAATTTGGTTATGTAGCTGAATTTGAAGGATATAAAGCAGCAGTGGTTAATTGTGGGCTTGTAGATTCTAAAATCTTTGGAGACCTTCTTAGTAAAAACTACGACATAGGTATTATGTATGTAGAAGATGGAGACAAGCTCAAAGTTTCGCTCCGTTCAGAAAGAATAGATGTGTCAAAAATAGCCGTTAAATACGGTGGTGGAGGCCATCAAGGAGCTTCTGGATTTGAATGGTATTTCGAAGGAGAAGACAAGTTCTATCCATGGGTTGTAATTCCGGAGGAAGAATAATGCAAGACCCTGATGGAAATTTAGGTTGTGCTATAATCCTTGGGATTGTAGCCATTATCCTTTTAGCAGGTTGCTATATAGATTCTATTGTAAATCCACAAGTTACAACAATAACAATTGATAGTTCTAAAGCCCCTATGCATGTTCAAGTTTTATCAAAAGCACGTATTTTTCATAATGCTGTAATTTATGACAAGAAATATCCTAAAGGCCATGTTGAAACCCAAGAAGAATATAAGCTATATGGAGCTGAGGCAAATCAAACATGGGGTGGAGCTTTAACTGTAAACAAATCAGTATACTATAATACAAGTATAGGCGATTGGCAAAACTGGGACAACTACAATGGTGGCGAAGGCCCCTACGAATTAAGGTGATATTATGGTATCAGATAAAACAAAGGCTTTATATTTAAAAGCAAGAAGAAGTGAAGAATCCCGTGGTGCCCTTCATAAAGCCACAGAGGAAGCTCAGCTTCAATTAAGAAAAGAATTAAGAAAATTAGGTTATGGCCGATGTTATGGCACTGCTGTCAATGTATATTGGAGACCATCATTTGGAATAACAATTCATTTCACTGAAGATGAGTTACACAATGATGAACTACAAACCATACTTGACTTCTTTGGTGTAGAAACATATAAGCTGTACGGTAAGGGCAACGGTAATATAAGTATTCAATTAAAAGTTGATTTAAATGTTATATGCTGAAATAACAGATATAACAACAGAACGTATAGATACTGTTGTTATACACTTTAGGAATCCAGATGGAACCACAGATACAGCCAGGATGAGTTATAAAACTTTCATAGATGATGTTCTAAAGAACATTAAAATGAAAGTTGCTATAACAAAAATAGCTGACTTGGGCTGGTTATACTGTGGTCTGTATCCTAAAGAATGAGAGCCAGAGCTAACATGGTAAACATAAAAGCCACCCATGTCCAAACTCCATAATCTGGCTCTAATTTAACTATTTTTTTAAGTGCTATAATCCATAGCAGAATAATAAAAATGAGCGTTAATAATTTATATTCTATGTTTTTCATTCCTTTCACGCCCAATACTATCCATTACAATACTACCTAGAAGATATCCTCCAATCCAAACTAAAGCTACGATTAGAGAACCTAAGTAATCCACTATGTTCATTTGACAATAGAGGTAGTAATAAGTATAGAGCGCTATTACACATGCCGGAAATGTTATTAATCCAACAAGGAATTTTGCTTGTTCGTATTTGTTTATGATGCTCCCCCCTGTAAAATTACTCCTGCGAGGAAAATTATAACCATGAGAGAGCCTGTTATAAAAGCTATTATCATTTTCCAGATGTTACTATTAATAGTATTTACATCTTCTTTAGTAGCTTTTTTCTGCATGTCTTCTTCTAAGCATTCTATACGTTTTATAACATCGTCTTGTTCCCTACAATCATATTCATCTTTCTTATCTCTGAGCTTGTCTGCTTCTTCTAAGTTACGCACTCTTTTTTCTATTTTGTCTTGTTTCTCCAGAAACTTAGTATCCTTTTCATCTCTTTCTCTAAAAAGGTCAATAAGAATATCTAATTTGTCCTCTGCAGTTAACTCCTTTTTAGTCATTCCCCCTTCCTCCTTGGTAGTTTCAAAACTACAATATTGTTTTTTCTATTTTTTCTTTAATTTTTGTGGATGTGAAATGTCCATCGGGGAATGTTATATCTAATTCAATTTCTGCCTTTCCTGAATACTCAAGGAAATCAGATTGGGTAATATATCTGACTTCCCCAGCTTCAGCGTTTTCAATTACACAATCGAAAGTCTTTACATCATTTGCAAGTTTGAGTACTAGCTTTACAATTGCGTTGGTTAAGTTTACGGGCATACCCATTTCATCAGTTATTGTAAATTTTAATTTTGTTCCGTAATCTCCTTTTCTCATTGCAATTCCTCCTATCTTGGAAGTAATATGGAAGTGTCAAATAATTTTTGGATTGAGGCTTTGTATTCTTGGTTCTTTAATATTCGAACAGTATATTCAATTATTAAGAATATAATACCAATGTCATCAATACCGCTTACTTCTTCCGTAATAGTAAACCAATTATGTATGGTAGCTAGTTCTTCTATTTGAACAGATTCGTCTAACTCTATTTTTGCAAATAAATTAAATAAGTCCTGTATCTCTTCAATCTTATCATAGATTCTGTGAATCTCTATGTGCTTAATCTGTTCATCATGTTGTCCTATGTCTTCTATATTTAGTTCAATTTCTTCCCTGATTGAATCTAAAATAGACCCTAATTCCCCAATTACTGCGGTTACATTAAGCTTAACATTATCGGAAAATGTGTTACCATCCTGTATTTTTGTGTAATTATATAGTGTAATTAAGGTTTCGATTAGCTCATTTTTGTCAGGTACTGTAAGAACATTACGCGCTTGTATATCTAAGTCCATATTTTCATTGTTTGGTATACATGTATTGACAGAAACTTGCAGGTTTTGTTCAATAAATTCAGCTATTGTTTGTGCAAAAACTTTATTCAAGATATTTACATCACTGGAACCCATCGCTAAATCAGGTGATGTTTTACTTGTTGACATAGTAGTTGTATCAGATGCGCCTGGATAAACCCAATCTGTAAGAGTTGTTCCTTCTTCTACTTGAACATCATCACACCATAGAATGTCTCCAACAACTAATGAATCGAATCTAACGCTGACACAAATAGCGTTTGCAGTTGCAGGTGTTGTTATCTGAACAGATAGTCGTGTCCATTCATTTGAAGTGTCAAATTTTGAACTTTGAGTTTGTGATAGCCAAATACCATTATTATAAGCTTCGGCATTTATATACATTTTAGTCTGGGTCGTTAATTGTGATTTAACCCATAAAGAACATGTATATACTGTACTTGGTTTTATATATTGAGGGAAACCATTAGATGGCATTGTATTATTTGGCTGTAAACCTTTAAAGGTACAATTTGTATTTACATCACCTCTAAAACAACCAGTGCCACTGTGTCGTTCTAAAACAGTATATGACCCTATTATACCTGTATGTGAATACATACCTGTGGTATTCCCTAATTCATCACCACATGTGGCAACGTTTGGATGTATTTTGTTTTTAACATTTTCGATGTCATAGACTGTTAATTTGTTTTTCATGTTACCTGTGTCATTAGAGGCTCCTAATGATGGATATATCCATGCTGTTGCAGTAGAACCTAATTCTAATTGACATTTTTTAAAAGTAAATGAATCTCCATCAGCTACATTTAATATCATTATTTCATTATCGCACCCGTTTGCTCCAGCTGGTGCTGTTCCTGTTACAGTCAATAAACTATACGTAGAATTGATTGGTGTTATTGCCCCATAAGTTCTACTTAAAAATGGGTATGTTCCACCACTACCAGAAGAGTACCACACTATCGTTGCTCTTGCATTATAAGAACCGTTTGTTTTAATTAAAGTTTGAAATGTATAAGTCTGACCTGGAATTATTTGAGTTATCCCTTTGTATGTGTGTATATCAGATTTTGTAGTTCCAGATGTGTTAGTTACTGTTGCTATTGGGTCTGGGTCGTTTGAATAACTTATTATACCACCACCAGAAACTCCCCATTGTGTAGGGTCAGCCCTATATGGCTGCAATATATTTCCTTGTATTTCTGCAACTGGTACTTTAGCATTCATTGTAGCTGAATCTTCTTTATATTCTACAAGCCACCCTTCATCATACCATACTGATTCTCCTTGTCCTAGTGAACCACTTATTAAAGGAGTGACACTGGTTGTACCTGCTGGTACAGTAAATACAAGAGATACATAAACCCAATCATCTGTAAGAGTTGTAAAAGACCCTGTGGCACTACTAACAACTGAACCCCCAACCCAAAATTGAGCACTAGCTCTGAATTGTCTGTTATTTCCTGTGCTTTTTGTATATGCTTTCCAATAATATGTTTTACCTGGTGTTAGTGACTGTGCGCTGGCAGATATAGTACAGCTTTGAACACCAACATAAGAACTTGTAAGTTTTACAGAAGCTGAACCTTTATAATACTCAGTTGTGTCTCTAACAAAAGTTCCGGTTCCAGTATTCGCTACCCAACTAGCTAATCCCATAGGGTCTGCTTCACAAGTTTGTGTGTTATAAGGTAAAACATTATTTCCAACTGGTATTGATTGATCTGCAACTGATGTTTTAACTTTAGGATATGGATTATCAGTTAAACCAACAACAGATGGATAAGTCCATGCTGTGGCAGAAGTTCCTTCTTCTAATTGTAAATCGTCAATTAAGAATGTTGTTGCAATTGTACCGCTTGTTCTTACCACTACTCCAACCCAAGCTGCATTAGATTGAGATACTCCTGTTACAGTCGCATATTGCCATGTTCCATTAAAAGTTATATTTGAGGAAGTCCCAAATGTACCAATATATATATTCTGAGAAGCATTAGCAACGAGAGCTAGATTTGCAATTACTCCTGGTGTACCTTTAACCCAACAACTAAACGTATAGGAAGTATTTGGTTTCCCAGCGTACATAGTGATGTTTGCGCCTTCAAAACTATTAGCTGTGTCAGTAACTATTTGAATACATCCAGTTCCGCTATGGTAATCTGAGGTTATTCTTGTTATTGTTTCTGTTCCTTTCCATTTACCAATTCCACTAGCAGAATTTAATACGTCTCCGCCTGTTGCAGCGTTTGGATTTAAAAGGTTCTTTTGAATTTCTGGTATTGTTGTTTTGGTTTGTATATATAATGGGTCGTAACTTGGAATTTCCCAAACAGTAGCTGTTGCATTTTCTTCAAATTGCCAATCATCTGTCCAAAAAGTAACTGAATAATTTTCAGAAGAACATACATTTAATTGAGTATTATATCCGTTTGCACCAAATGTACGTGTTCCAGTAAGTCTTTGCCACTCTCCAGTCATTACAATAGCGGTTGTAGTTGTAGCGTCTATAAAAATACCGTTTGAATTTCTTTCATATATTTGAAGATTCATTCTATCTCCGGCAGTACCTTTTACCCATGCACTAAATGTATAGGTATGCCCTGGTAATACTGTATGATCCCACCAATTTAGAGTCCTCAATCCTTGCTGAGGGAAGTTTGCAATTGTTGTGACTTTAGCACATCCTGCCCCTGAATGAGAAACTGTTGTATCATATGATACAGTTTCAACACCTTGATATCGTGATAGTTTAGTACTAGGTCCTGTAACACTTTGTTCCATATCTCCACAAGTAGCTTGATTTGGATATAATTGGTTTTTGCTTAAGGTTTTATCATAGATTGTTAATTTGTTTTTAGATTGAACACTGTTATCATTTTCTACGGACATACTTGGGTATTGCCATGTTGTAGATGTTCCTTCAATTAATTGGAAAGCGTCTCCCCACCAAGTAATAGCTTGCGCACCTCCAATGGTATAAACTTGGCCTAAATATGTAGTTTTCCCACTAACGGTAGTGATTTGAACAGATACTTGTTGCCATGAACCTGTTCCTGTTACATTAATATAAATTGTAGAGGTAACTCCATTTGTAAGATTAAAACGTACAGTCGCATTTACAGGTAACAATAACCATCCAGAGAAAGTATAAGTTGTATTAGGTTTTAGGTTAAACCATCCCGTGTTATATCCTTCACCATATGAAACTATTCCAGGTGTTGTACATTTAAAACTTCTTGTTCCTTGATAAGACTGAGATGTATCAGATGAAAGTATTTCGCCACCTGTTTGCCATCCAAAATAAGATGTATTTCCAAGTGCATCTGTTCCACTAGCGACATTTGGATGTAATAAATTCCCTTGTGTCTCTGTAAGAGGCACTTGTGCTTTTACTTGATAGCTATCGCTAGGGTATTCCATAAACCATACATCATCTACATATACTGCATCACCAACATGTAATGTATTAGTTCCATTTACTGTCATACTCAAATTGTATGTACCTGATACTGTTGGAGTTATGGTTCCTATTAATGTATCCCATCCACCTGTGAATGTTTTTGCACTAAAGAAATGATTAGAGCTTGCATAATTCACATTAAAGTAACAATAAGTTTCTTGATTGTGATTATTTTTAAAATATTTAACCTTCATCATTGCTAAATATGTTTTTCCTGCTACCATTGGAATACTTAAGAAATTTGTAGTGAAATAATCGTCTTGTGGATTATTTATATCCGTTATTGTTATTTTAGCGCTTGCAGAACCATTATATTTTTCTGTTGTATCACGAGATAATGAAACTGATAATCCAGTTACACCGTTTGCCCCAATTCCTGTTAAGTCTGTTTCAATAGCCTGTTGATTATAGCTAAGCATATTGCCTGGCTGCCATTCAGAAACTGTATTACCTAGTTCTACTTGTATTTGTCCTACCCAGAAAGTTGCAACGTGTGCTGCTCCGGAATTAACAAAAGCAACCCCGTTGGTTGTTGCAGTACAAACCCAAGTATAAGATACGGATTGCCAATCACCATTACCAATAACAGGGGATTGTCCAATACCTGTAACAGTACAATAAATAGCTTCTCCAACAGTAGTTTTTATTTTAGCGGAAACAGTATAAGTTTGTCCCACAACTAATCCACGTGGCTTTATAAATACTCCTTGGTATTGTCCACCTGTATCAGTAACTACTTTTAAACTTCTATTACCACGATAATAAACAGTAGAATCACTTGTAAATGTTCCACCGTTATTTTGATAAAATCCTGTTGTATCTCCGGTTGTATTTGTACAATTAGCTGCGTTTGCGTCAACTATATTTCTTGGTGTAAATTGGTCTGAAACAGAAGCTATTTTATTATTAAAACTTAATTTTTCGCCTTGGAAATTTTGTTTAATACTAGGGTAAGTCCATGCTGTTGCACTAGACCCTTTTTCCATTTGTAATTCATCAACAAGAAAAGTTATAGCTTGTGGGGTTGAATTTGTCCTTATATATATTGACATTGAATACCCTGTTATTGATGGGGTAAATGAATATGTGATATATTGCCAATCTCCAGTACCAGTAAAAGCAGCATCTCCACTTCCACCACCAGCAGAATAAATTCTAAGAAGCATACCAGCACCTGCTGGTGCTTTTACCCTTGCAGAAATAGTATAAGTAGTTGCTTCATCAACATAAGGGTAAGATTGCGAATACATATTTTCATATGCAACAGTTCCAGAAGTAACTGCTTGTATACAACCTGTTCCACTATATTTATCACTTGTTATTCTACTTACAGTTACAGTAGAACTAGAACTAAAAAGTGCTGCACTATTTGAGACATCTCCACCGGTTGCAACATCGGGATGTAATAAATTCTTTGCTGTTTCATTTACTGTTACTATTTTGTCTACCATTGTTCATCCTCCTAAAAAAGAAGAGAAGTTAGAGAATGAACCTAACTGAATGTAACGGTCTGGATTCCAGTCCAAATCTGCCCAGCGAGCTTGGTTCCTTGAGGTGAGACTTTTCTGTTCAGTAAAGTTGTTCCTCCACTTCCATTAGCTATTCCAAATTCATTCCAACCAAAATTAGCTTCTGCTGATTGGAAAGTACTCTGGAAGGTAGCTGTTTGTGCTGAAACCTGTGGATAAGTTGAATCCATTACTTTGAATAATTTATTAGTTGCAGCCTGTAATGTGGTTTGTGTTGCAACTTCTGCTACACTACTGTCTCCTACACCGAAGTAGGCACCTGCGTTATCCCATTTTGTTCCTGTAGATTGGGTCATTAAGTTAAGCATGTTGGTTATTCCACCATTCAAAAGTAAGTTCCCATTAATTACAGTAAATTGAGGGGCACCAAAAAGTTCCATAGCTTCGTCTAATTCGTATGTTGCTTTATCTTTCCAATCTCTTCTGGATTCATATCTTTCAATATACCATGTGGTTGTTCTTTTTATTCCTTCAGCGACTTTTTGAGCAGACATTGTGAGAACGTCTCTGTCGCTTGCATTTACAAAGTCTCTCATTAGATCCCCTCCGCTTCTCTTTCTGCGTTTAATTGTGATTCTACCATAGCTACAGCATCTGCTTCTTCCATACCTAAAGATATGAGAGCATCAACTCTAGGCCTTAAAGCTACGGCTAATTTTTCATTTATTACATCATCAGTATCTTGATTTGCTTTTAATATTTTTATAAACTTGACAGCCTCTAATTCGTAAGTACTATCGTTTTGTGGGTCATAGTACTGTACGCTTAAGACTCCTCCTTGAATTGCCATGTTAATTTCCTCCTGAAATTAATATTGTCTATTAATTTTCTAAACTTCTGTGCTTTAATAAAGATATGGGTTAATGAAAGGATTGATTCTTGGTTTTATCGGCCTATACTTTACGGGAAGTATAGCAGAATATACAGCACTGGCTGTATCCAATGTAACATTACAACCATTAGAATTAGTTCCTCCTGCTTTCACTTTCCTTGCTTTTGAAGTAGCTCGTGCAGTTTTTAATTTAACAAGAGCATCTGTTTTAACAGTAATCAAGTTAGCTGAAAGTGTATTCTCAGCAGATTCTAAATAAACCCTATTAGTTAGTTTTCCTAGTGGATTCGCATAAGCTCTAAGCATAGCTGTAAATAATCTTACTACTTTTGGGGCTGGAGCTCCTACATCTACTGTGGCAGGTAAAGCTGAAAACTCAGCAGATGGTAATTTAAGCATTTTAGATGGTACCATAATAGATTCAACATACATATAATCAATATTTGCTGGATATCTAGTACTATAATATCTAAGTGCCATACCTTCTGTTTCTGTAACCTTAATAACATTGGATATACTTGTTATTAATACGTCGTTTAAATAAACCTTGTAAACATCTGTTATATCTCCAGGCTCTAATACAACTTTTAATTCATTTATATCTGTATTAGGAGTCCAACCATCAGAATAACCCCAATAATTACCATCTGGGACATCTTGCATGTATAATTCTCCACCATCATCAATAACCACAACAAGGGATTGTTGATACCAACTACCTGTTACAATACCGTTTATTTTAAATTCGAGTAATTGTTGGTGGTGTTGAAGGGTAGGAAATTGAAATTTAAGTCTCCATTCTTTGTAAAGAGTTGCATCAGGTATATGAAGTACTGAATAAACGTTTGAACTTACAAATTTCACCATATTATTTTCTACTTCTATTGAACCATCATCAATTGTAAAATCATTTAAAGTTCCATCTGTAGCGTCATATGACCTATAATTTGCCATATCTTTTACAGCTATTACTTGTAAAGGCATTGCTGTAGCTTCAGCTACAGCGGTATCCATAAATGGATAATTAAACCAGCCAAGTTCTGCAACTGTTATATATGGTATTGTACAGTAGTTTGCGCTTTCAGCTCCAGAATCCAAATGAATCCATATTTTTGAAGATGTAGTATATGTATTATCTATTATTTTTCCAAGAACAATATCGTCTAAAAATAGAGTAAATCCGCCAGCTAAACTTCTTTCCACTTTTATTAAATGGTCTGTTTCAGTTAGTCCTGTCCAGGTTTTTTCAATTAAAACAGTTCCAGGATTTTTAATTAATTTAATTTTACTATCTGATTGTGTTACAACCACAGAATATCCAGTTGTTCCAATAGTATTTCCACCAATAAAGTTCCAAGTTAAAGTAGATGGGTTATTATAGAGCCAATTAAATGGTAACTCCCAAGTTCCATAAGCTACATCCGAAATCATATAATTAGTTGAATAATCGTTTGGGAAAGCATACAATGATTCAGTTGCTGAATTAGGTATAAATGGCCAATTATAATTTTCTCCATTTTCTTGGGTTATGGGACAAACCATCCTATTCCATTGAGTTGTAGGTGTTGCTTCAAAATGCATATGAGCGGATGGTAAATCAACAACTGCAGATCCATAAGGTGTGGATTCATAATCCTCTACAACAAAATTAGTTATAGTTCCACCAGTGTCTTGCCCTAATTGTTTAGCTGTAATCATATAATATCTGCACCCATCTAATGGGTCTTTAGGATTTCGTGCTGGAAATCCAGGTAAAGTATCATATGATTCACCTGCTTTGTAAACTACAACTCCATCAATTCTTAATCCTGTAATATTTGCGTATGCTGGAGATTCTGGTACAACATTATCGAATCCAGATGTATCTCTGATTATTTCTATATGATGGCTATTACCATAAAATGGAACAGGAAATGAAACATATGGAATGATTGCTTGGTCTTCATACATATGGTCTGCATCGTGATCTGCATAAGTCGCACTAGCAAGTCCCATTTTATATCCTTTTAATTCTGTATCATAATAGAAAGTTACTCCTGTCGCATTATATATAGTATAAAAAGGACAGGTTTCACAATCTTGTCCAGTGCTTGTATCTCCTAAATTACCGACAAAAATCTGTGTTTTTCCTTCCCAACTTACATCAAAAGATACTTTCCCAAATCGAGCAGCATATTGATTTATTGCCAATCCAAAAGAATCTCCATAAAGAGCATCTGGGTGAAGCCAAACACCATCCGTTACTGGATGTATTTTATCAATATCTTCTCCTACAGCATCGGCATATCCACCTATAATTGTTAATACGTTTCCTCCAAAAGAACTTCTTTTAGCATCCTCTAATTTATAAATTGAGGCATGCGCATCAAATGGTTCTGCTTCACAATTCATTTCTGGAGTAGGTAAATCAACAATACATGGAGTATGTATGTCACCCACATATCCTATGGTTTTGATAACTAAATCATCAAATTTAGTTGGAGAATCTCCTTCATTTTGAAAGGCAACTTTAGAAGCGGTAAAGTCAATCCAATTAGATGTTGTATATACTACATTTTCATTGTATAAAACAGTCCACACTGCGCCGTCTTTTATTAAACCTATGGTTATATCTGTACCTAAAGTGTAATCATTTGTAATCCATTGCGTTGTGTTTTCACCTGTTTTAATTATTTGGATAACAGTAATAGGTCCTCCATCAACATTTATCCAAAGTGAATTATATTGAGATTCATCTGCATTATAAAATCTAATTCTTCTTGTACCATAACTAGATGCATTTAGTTTAAATGAACATATAAAAGCATTTGAATCTGGTATTGTTGCTTTCGCTTCTCCAGCGACACTAGTACTTAAACATCCATCGGCAATACTCCATCCACTTGGTATATCAGACCATTTACTTAAATCTCCACTAAAATTTTCACTAAAAAGAATAGCTGGAGTTGGATAAATTCTAACTAGTTTCTTTTTAGTTACTGTATTTGTTCCATTTGTATTAGTTGTAGTAAGAGACACATTATAATAACCTTCCGCAGTATACGCATGGGTTGGATTTTGATTTGTTGATGTATTCCCATCACCAAAATCCCATAGCCAAGAATCAACCGATTCAGAAGCTGTTCCTGTAAAATTTAATTCAACAGTTGGATATGAAGTATTGTTATTTACTGCGATTGAAGGTACTGGTCCTACTATTGGCTCATATGTTAAATTTACATTCTTTATTTCAGTTTCAGAAGGATTAGGACCTCCGGCACCACCTATAAATACAATACCGTTTTGAAGAACTCCATCAAATACATCATCGTATAATGTCTGGTCATTATATGTTATTTTTAATGTAGTAGTGGTAATAATAACAATTACATGACCGTCAAGAGTTCCTATTCCTGAAGCTATGGTTGTATCGTTTTCTTGGCCATCTATTTCTTTAGAATAATATAGAGTTCCAGCAACATACTTAAAGTTGTTATAAGTCCCGTTACCACCAGCTAATGTTACCCAAATTGCTTCCCATCCATCTGCTGCACATTTAACATCAAATTCAAGAGTGTATCCACTAGATAAGTCAAATCCAGATAATGTTGCTGTTCCAACACCCCATTGGTCACCTGCTGGCATTAATACAATTCTACTGTTTGTAGAGTCATATACAGCTTGGCTTCCTACATCGCCTCCATTACTCCACCAACCTGGATTGTAAAAATAACTATTACCAGTATTTAATGTCCAATGTTCATCAAGGCTTTCCCCTGAAAAATCAGCAGTATATGTCATTTAATCACCTAGTTTATTGTTGGTCCACTTATTGTTATTCTTAAAATACCATTTGCGTTAAATCTTAATTGGAAATCAGCCGCAGATGAGTTTTGGTTTGCTCCAAAATCATAATATGCAAGTAATGGGCTAGTTGTATTATCTCCTGTATAGTAATAAATAATAGCATATCGTGCTTCTATTGTTGATGTAGTCCAAATAACATCGTCGCAATCAAATATAGCGATGTTATTTGTGTCATAAGTTATGTTTGGACTTGTTATAACTTTTCCACCTGCGGTATAACCTGTACCTGTACTGCTAACTTCATTTGTTATATCACTAAAGAATGTATGTGCATCTTGGTCAGGTGCATAATCTGCGGTACAAAGAGCTACTTTAACATTTCCGTCTGTAAATTTAATATTTCCTAAAAACGCTTGTACAACTGAATGTCCATAAAAATAAGCTGTAGATGTCATATTTTACCTCCTTATGTTGCTATTGATTTAAGCATACCATCTACGTTCCATTGGAGTTTAAATTCTCCTCCTGTTGAAACTTCGTCTTCTCCAAAATCATAATAAGCTAACACTGGGCTGGTTTCTGGACTTCCAGAATCATAGTATACAATTGCAAAACGTGCAGTAATAACAGCGTTTGGCCAAGATACATCATCTCCATCAAACTTAACCATGTTTGTAGAAGCGTCATAACTTAAAGCACAATTAGATACAGCTTTACCACCGGCTGTATATCCAGTTCCACTTACTTCATTTGCTACTACTTGATTTAAGAACTCGTGAGTGTCCTGATTTGGTGTGTAAGTAGAGGTACAAAGTAATACTTTGATTTTGTTAATTTCTTCAAAATTGATTAATTTTTTAAAAGCATTTTTCAATGCGTTTCCATACCAATAAGCTCCTGATGCCATCGATAATTCCTCCCTAATATTTCTCCCTAATTGTTATTTTTAAATTAAAAGCGTTTGTTGCATTTCCTTCAAGTAAAGCGCCTATAGCTAATCCATTTGCTAAAAATGCTCCTTCTACTTGGAAAGTTTTTGCACTTACCGCATTTACTCCGCCTGGGCTAGACGCGTCTGGGCTTTTAGGTACAGTGAAGGCTTCTCCATGTCTGCACCAATAATTTGTTGAATCTGTAAAAGATTCAGTTAAATATAATTGCACGTTTACATCTGATTCTGTAGATAAATTCGCTATACTAATTAAATAAATATCTTTTAATTCAGTTGGCGGGGTAATTGTAAGTGTTTCTACTGTTCCAGCATTTGAAGAAGCTGAAAATACAATTGCTTGTTGTGTTACTATTGTATTAGATACAGTATGTTTTTCCAAGAGTTTTGCAACACTTTCTTCAGTTGCACAGTCTTTCCATTGTGAATCTTTATAAACCCTTGGTGTAACTCCTAAAACTCCGTTAGGGAATGTTAGTTGTCCAGTCTGTGTCTGAATTGATTCAAGAGCTGTTTTGTTTTCTCCTAGTAATGTTTGGATAGATTCCATTACTGTATTAAATGTATCTGTTGTTAAAAGCTCATTTGATCTAATAGTTAGAGCTGGATGGCTAGCACCATCTAAAAGAATTTCTGCTCTTTGCTCAGAGGTGCTGTCTTTCAGCTCAACGGCACCTATCTCAAGGTCACCCGCATCAATAACTGCTTTAACACTTAAAGCACTTGTCGTCTCATCAAAATCTAACTTATTCAATTGAGCTAGTATTTGGCTTATTGCCCCTGACTCTACAGCAGGGGTTATAGGATTACCATTTATGTCTGTTAATTTTAATCCATTAGTAAACGCTTCTAACAAAGCGTTAAGTATATCGGAACATTCTCCCATCTATTTTCCCCCTACTTGTTGTTTTAATCTTTTAATTTCTTTCATCATTACAGCCATCTGTTCTTCCATTTCTTGCTGTTTTTGTAATTGCAAAGTTTTTGCTTTACGTTCCTTCATCTGTTCGTATTTTTCATGGGTTTGAACTTCTATTTTTACAAACCCATTACCTTTTGGTCTTATTTCTGGCATATTATCACCTAATCTATTATAGGAATTAATCTGATTTCTCTAACAGAAGGAGAACTATCTTTTATATTTTCTCTTGTCATACAAATTCTTGCACGGATATATTTTCCATAAAATGGATAAGATTCTGTTCCGATACCTTCTATTCTTCCAATTTTTACAGTTTGAACTCCTGTGTTACCTTTTGTAGTTTTTATTAAGAAATAAGGTACACTGGTTAGTAAGATAGGGTTTCTAAGTTTGAAAATAACTTGAACATATCCTTCAGTTCCTTTTAAAGCAGGGAAATTATAAGCATCTATTTTTCCGCTTTCATCTGATGTTGTTGAAAGTATCAGTTGTAACTCTCCTTGACTTAGGATACCATTTGTCTTTATTAAACAACTTAGGTAGTTATAATTGGATAAATCAAGATTCTCTTGTTTGTACATAAGAACTCCAGTATCTGTGTTACTCATAACTAACTGGTTTACTTGTATTGAACTAGCATTTAATGCAGAATCTGAAACTGTATCAACTAAAGAAGACACAACAACCTGAGTATCCTGACTTGAAGTACCAGTACTTGACATTGAATCTAATAATACTGTTTTACCCATTACATCTTCATCAACATCTAAATAGAAGTTATATTCATCATCTTCGTATGCTGCTTCATAGTTACTGTAATCTACAGACCCATGATACATATCAGACAATCTTAAATCACTTATAATCTTTTTAAATACTGGTCTTCCATTTGAATCTACAGTACTTGCGTTTTCTAAGTTTACCCTAAGTGTTTTACCCATGTCTATTTCATCTTGTTCGGTTATTGGACTGTTAGCATATACAGTTAGCCATTCCCAATGACTGAAATCATTTGTATCGCTTCTTAATGCGCTTTGAATTACTTGGTTTCCATCAAATGATGTGGTAACTAGACAACCAGAGTTATTATCTCCTGATGTAGCTAAGGTTGCTGAAATAGCGTACCCCTTAGAGCTTGAATATTTTATTTGAGGACTACTATTATTAGAGCCTGGATTCATTGTTATTCTCCAAACAAATTTATCACCATTGTCTGGGAATTGGAAATTGCTTCCATACATTCTATAAAAGTTATTTCCACCATCGTTGGATACTTCTAATTTATAACTAGAACCTTTTGGTAAAGAAATATTAACATCCATAGTTACAGAATTAATTATAAATTCTGTTTCAGTGATATTTGATTGAATAACTCCTGAACTAATTTGTACACCATCTTTTTCTGTTAATAGAGTTAAAGTTGCAGGCGCACCATTCTGGCTTTCTTCTATAGAATACATACCAGAATTTCCATTGATTTTAATACTCTTATTTGGAGGATATAATCCACTAACTAATAAATCATACGACCTATCTTTATATGGGTGTGCTCCCTCAGCTATTGTTGGAACCACTATATTTCTATCTTTTCTATAAGGTTTAAATATATATTCAGTAGTGTTACCATTTTTACCAGATATTGGGTGGAATATAACTAATAACAAGTACCAGCCAGGGTCTAACCATGTTGTTCCACTAAATTCACATGTCATAACTTGTGAAGTGTTTTTATTAGGCATTGTATGTGGACTTAAAGCTCTCTTGTCAGAAATTTCCATTAAGTTTAAATTACTACCTGATTGTTCAAAAACAGCTATTTGGACATGAGAAGCGTTTTTATACCAGAAATGTCCTACTTGTGTTTGCATTAACAAACCGCCTTTTTTATTGTAGACAAAAGTTCCAATATAATGAGAACGTTTTCCTATAGTAATTTCATGATAAAAAGAACCAATTTCAGTAACTGGTCTATAATCACTCATATCTTGAGGGAAATGCTGTTGACTTTTGATTTTTGTTGATGTTGTTGTTTTCTTTAATTTTGCAACACCATTTGTAAGATCTGTATGGTCTAAGGTTGTTTTAGTTAAATCTATACCTGTATTATCTTTTAGTGTCCAAGTTTGTTTTTTACTTACTGTATCGGATATTGTATATCCACCTACTGTCTCATCATAGGTGTCGGCAATTCCAATAGACGCAGAAGTGTCTTTAAAAGTATCTCCAATTAAATTATACTTTATTCTTTTTGGAGCATTATATACCATCATCCAATTTGCTTCTTTTTCTAATCTTCTAATCCTTTCATCGTGGCTTCTTAATCTGTAAGCTCCTAAACTATCATCTTGTGTTACATTCATTAATAAAGCACTGTTTACATTTTTAGGAACATATACTTTTGCTAATCGTAAATAACTACTTGGGATCTCGCTCTCTGGAATTTCTGGAACATTAGCTACATCACCACTGATTGCTTCATAAAATCCTTCTGGGGTTAGACAAACAATATCTATCCTATTACCATAATTTGAACCCGGGTCTAATGTAATATGGGTATCTAAAGGTTGTATTTTCTCTCCTAACATCATCGCAAGAGATTTGTTGATATTAAATGTAGTTGCACTACCATATCCAACTTTAAACCATAAATCTGCTCCAATTTCATTATATACTGAATCGTTATCTGATTCAGCTAAGGAACTATTATATCCTCCAGTTGAATCATATAAGACACTGATACCTGCAATATTTGTTCTTTCTATAGTTAGGAATAAAGGAATAGCTGGCAGGTGGTCTATATTAATTGGTAAAGAATATTCGTTTGTTCCTGGTGTTACAGGGATACTTACAGTTTTTAGAAAAGGTATAGTACTCAACTGTGTTATTCCATTTGATAGTTTTACAGTGACGTTACAACTTGTATTTGTTTCATTTTTAAATTGTAATGTGATGTTTGTAATAGAAGATTTTTGAGTATCAATTTGTTGTATTAAATATAGTTGCTCTAAAGACTTCCATGAATCTCCATTTGTATTCTTTTGGTCTATTATAGCATCGTTTGCGTTTGCTACTGGAGATAAAAGAAAAGCGTTTTCCTCTGGACTCAATACAAACTTTTTACCAAATCCATCTATGATTAATTGGTCTAGGGATTGCCCTATATTATCCTGCATAGCATTCATATCTCTAGCACTTGCTGTCCAGCCAGGGATAAAACTTGAAATCATTGTGTAATAATTAACCATTTAATCACCTTATTCTGATGTTAATGAGATTATAATATCTATTTTTAATTGTACACTACTGTTTTTAGTGAATGGAGCAATCTGACAGATTGCGAGAGGGATACCTTCCCCTAAAATATCTGTTGTAAATATAGCAACTTCTTTTATTACAGCACTATTTGTAATGTTTGTTTGACTAAATATTGCTTCTAATACAACCCTTTCGTTTTCTTCATCATAAGTCGCTGTGATTGGAACTCTACTATATGTTCCATGTGTACTTGGGTCACATTCTAATCCTAATCTTGTACTATCTACAGTTGGAACTGTATCTGAGATTCCGCATCCTGCATACCCAAATTGAATTGGGTTTGCGTCATTAGGAAAACTATTTTTAAGAATTTGCATTCTTCCTTCAGTAGTTATTACTTCTATAAGAGTCATCTTTTTCCTCCTTTTGTTCCTGTGTTTCAGGGACTATTTCATTTCCATTCGTATCTAACGCATGGACTATAGTTTTTAAATTAAAATTCAAATTTTTAATCATTATAAAAAGCCTCCCTAAATACTCTAAATCTACTAATTTTTGGGCTGTAATAAAGATTACTTGTACTTAAATATCCTCTTATTTTTATGTCAGAATATTCTAAGCCATGTAAATCATCTGGAGAACTTAAATTGCTTTTAATCACATATGGAGTATATATTTTATGCATCAAAGCAAAATTATTTTCTTTTTTCCAAAATACATACCCATTTACCATTACAATTGTTTTTTCTGGATTCTGAGCGGTGCTAATTTTATAATAATTTGAATTATCTAATTTTCCTGTACGTTCAACTAAAATTCCATAAGAATGATTTGTGTTTAACCCACGTACATCTAAATTAATTTCTTTAGCCCCTGTGCTCCAATCATATACAATAAAACTATCTAATATTTCGTTTGGACTTAAATCAGGATTTAATGTGCATAATGAAATACGTACATCGTCTGTAGGGTTTCCTACGACTCCTGAACTATATAAAGTAACTCCACTGATAGATGAAATGCCTGGTTTTGTAATTTGGAATATACTTTTGCTATCAGCTACCCCAAATGATGTATAAGAATTTGAAGTTGTTTGTTGAAAGACAATTCTTTCTTTTATAATTTCATAATTGAGTTTACAAGATTTGGGAACATTTTCAGCTAAACTATGTTGGAATTTTGTCCATCTACTGTTTGAACCATCTTTTATAGCTTTAATTCGGTTAGTTTGTATTGAAGCTGTTTTTTGTCTGAAAAAGACATTCACTTTACACCATGCAACCGCAACTTCTTTATCTCTTCTTACGTGCCATTCTGGATTAGTCATTCCATGTCCCATAAACATTAAGACCTTTAATTTACCTAAAGTATCTTTAGTCAGCTTTTTACCCCATGTATCATCCGGCCCACCAAAACTAACTATTCTAGCTTCATCAGAGGCATTAGCTTTTCTTTTGTAAATGTAAGAACCATTTGCAGCGTACATGTTATCATAGTCAGAATTATAAGCTCCGCCTGTATTTATGTTTAAATTAATTACAGGACCAGAAGCAGGTCTTTCACCACAATTACAAGTTCCTCCGGTTCCACAAGTAAATGTTGACCCACCATATTTTTGTAAATTTGACCTTTCAGTTTTAATATACAAATCAACTTGAAGTCCTGTGATAATACAATCATCTGGGATATCGTTTGTTATATTAAAATTGTCCATAACTAAAAGCTCTGTTTCTGCATAAGAAGTAGCGTCTGATACAATTGTTTTTACTGCTCCTGCACCGTTAATTGCCCCAAAATTTTTCCATTTTATTTCATCATCATGCCCGTGAATATAACAAGAGTTTATATGTCTTCCTCCGTCACGATTTGAAGAATAAGCACGATTAGCAATATTAGAAATAGATTTAACGCCTGTATCAATTTTTAATATATTTTTGCTTCCAATACTATCTGTTTTAATATTGTTAAAAGCAAAATTGCTAAAGTGATCTTTTGTATAAGCATCTAATGCAGTTACATAACTAGAAACAGATATATTTTGTTTTAAATTAAGTTTCATTTCTGGCAGGCTCATATCAGCTTCCATATAAGAAACAGAAGCCCCCATTTGTAATTTACAAATTCCTTCCTCACCCGCTGAAGCTTTCATTTTAAGATCAAATTCTTTCTCGTAAACCCCTGTTGGGTCATCTGCATTCACTGAAAGATTTCCTAAATATAAATCTCCTGATTTAATAGCGTAAGAAGAAATCCCTTCTGTACCTAATTTTTTACATTTTTTTAATATGGTATTGATTTCATCGTTTGTTAAAACACAAAAATTAGCTGGTAAAGGCCATGGGATATCTGCTCTGAAAACTCCTGGTACATATAAATCTCCTGACCAGTACTTAGAATCCCAATCTTCTCTATCTAAAAATACAATATATTCCCACATGTTTTTTATTTGTGGAATTCTTCCTAGATATCCGTATAATTCTGATTTTATTAAACCAAACCTTTTGTATGTACCTTCTGTTAATAGGTACTGTACTTCGTAACATAATCCATTTTCTGGGTTATTTAAATATGTTGCAGTTACAAGTTTTGATTCTCTGTTTATTTTTCGGATAAATTTTCGTATTTCATCAAAGTAATATACTTCACTTATATATTCTTTCTCCAATGTTGTTTCTTCTAAAGCTAAAATATCTTGAGTTCCATCTGTATATGTTGAAATTGTAATGTTATGAAGTCCTGGTTTATCTGAATCTAATTTAATAATCCTATTTCCGTTTGAATCTTTTATGTATACAGTATTTACAAAAACGTTATTATCTATAATAGCGTTACTTGGTTCTATTTCATCCTTTGGTATATCTTCTTCATAATCAAGAGCATCTTCTAAAATAACTGAATTGTTTGTTCCGACTTCACTTTCGTTTGAAGCTTCTATTCTTGTTGTATATTCTTCTGATAAACGTTTTTCTAACCAATAGTCTTGTTCATATTCAAATGGGTAGCCCACAGGAAAAGTATAAGCATATTTATAATACGGAACTACTGTACAGTATTTTTGCCTAAACATACTGAAATCTTTTGCATGTACATCAAGAGCTTTATTTGGTTTATATTTGACATCTGTTTCGGCGTAACTAACAGGAAATCCAACTTTTTTAACAGCGTCAAAGAAATGCCATTCTACTTCAACATAGAATTTTTGAGGTAATGAATGAAAATCAATATCTACTGCTGGTATATCCATACGATAGCACACATACTTCTTTTCTTTTATGAACTTCATCCCTTTTATTAAAGACCCATCATCCTTGTATAATCTGAACGCTTTTAGTGGATATAGTTTATCTGCAAGTGCCTTTGCGTGTAATTGGTCAAGACTAACCTTATCAAATTCATAAGTTAGCATAACTGTATTAGGTATAGCTATTTCTTCCGCATAATCACTATCATCAGGGTCAATACATGGAACGCACGTCTCTTTTTCTACAATGTTTTGGAATCCAATTGAAATACTTGAAGCTTCCGGTGATAAAACAGGGTAGTCCCCAAAAGTTCTTGGAATATAAGTCTTAAAGTATACATCAAACGATTGTTTTACCCACACTTCTTCATCTTTTTCATTAAATTGAAGAGCGTATAAATCACCTGCAGAAAAATTTTTAGTTGCAGAGCATTGCATTGTGAAGTAATTGTCATTATTATAAATTTCACTCATTCTAAACAAAATAACATATTGTTTATTTGCTTCTAGGGTATTGGATAATGGTATCATTGTTTTGAAAGGTTCATATTGATACTGGTCTAATGCAGTATTTGAGATAGTAAATGTTTCAAGATAATTTTCATTGTCTCCATTTACCTCACGGAACTCACAAAGTATATCGGAAGAAGGATATCCCATTGGAGAACCTACCATAATTTCAATTAAATTTGTATCATAATTTGGAGTAAAATATTGTTTTAGTTCTTTATTACCGCTTGTTTTCCCAAAAGATACAGAATTACTATTATCTTCTTGAGACAATTTTGGGTTTAAACTGATATCAATTCCATCTAATAATATTTTTTCTGGTGTTATTTCTAATTTACTACCTGCAGGTAAGTTTGTATCTATTATTAATCTTTTATCACCTGATGTTATTGTAATGGGACCTGTTATAGCATTTGGCGGAGTACAAAAGGTTGTATCCTCAAATGTAAAGCTAGGCATTATAGGGTAACATTTATCAATTTCAATGTTAAAAGTTGTTCCATTATTTAATAAATCATTAGTCCCTACTATTTTTTCTGTTTTATGACTAGCCCATATTTTTACAGGTTGTTCAACATATCTTCTAAGTAGATTATTAAAACTAATAAGTTTTCTTTTGTCTTCTTCTATATGAAAAACATTTAATATTCCATCTTCCCTGTTCCAATCAGGCATTCGTTGTTTAAGTCCCATCTATATACACCTAACCTATATCTACATCTATCTCTAAGTTTATTTTTGTAACTTCTAAAACCTCATAAGGTTGTAAATCTACATTCCCTTCTATATCTTGAATTGCATCTGTTGCAATTGTAATAGTCGAATCATATAAATCTCTGTCTTTAAATTGTTGTAATAAATAATAGGATAATTTACTTAAGTATAATTTATTCCCTACACCGTTTTGTTCTATATATTCAAGAACGGCTGCTTCAACATCACTTTTTAGAGCATTGTACTCTTTTGGAGTTAATTGAGTGCTATTAATTACTTTTATAATAATAGTAATTTCTCCTCCAACATGTACTGCCTGCCCACATTCTGTATAAATTCCTGCGGCTCTACTATCAGCAATTAAATCTTCTATTTCTCTCATTTGTTCATCGGACGCTGTATCTATAAATACAGCAAAACTTCCATAACCAAAAGCATGTTCAAGAACACAAAATTCTGGGGTCGTTAAACCAGAATTAATAAGAGTAAGTCTAATATGGTCAGTTGTACCTTTTTCCTGTGTATATCTAGCACTCATTGCATTTGTTCGAACACTTTCAAGTGCTTCTGCGTCTTTACCTCCCCAAGATGGTTGTGGGTTATAACAAGTTACTCCTGTTATATCAGATTCTATTTGGTCTAAGGAATATGCAGCGACTTTAGTTTGAGCTCCTGTTTCTAATGATCTTGCTCTTACAGTAACCAATTCTGCTGTTTTGTAAAGTATAACTCTTTCTACTGTTGAATATTGTATTGGAGGTGTATCTACTGTTTGAATTATTGTTCCAAATGGTATTACCGCATCATCGGTTCTATCGGCATTTTGCTCCCATACAAACCTCATAATAACATCAGAAGCACGAGCTAAACTTCTAGCATAAAATGGAGCCGCTAATTTTACTATATTATCAGCAAGTGTTGCAGTCTCTAAAAATCCTTCATTTTTATAATTATCTAATACTTTCTCCCAACCTTCCCAGTCTGCTGCGATAACTGAGAATAATAAACCTATTCTTAATTGAGGCATTCTAGTTGGGACGAGTTCTGTGGTTATTGCATTATTCCACAGAGAATCTAAAATCAAATCTCCTGATCTTGCCATTAACATCCCCTCACAAAGTCTAAAGTTTCTAATACGACTCCATAAATTGTTTCTAATTGAATTTCTATATGTACAATCCCTTCACTTTCATCTAAGGTGGTACTAACAAAAGAGTTCCATATTTCAGGATATTCTTGTGCTTTCTGTTGTATACAATCTGATACTTCTAATTCTAAATCTGTAGTCATAGGGTCTCCGATAATTCTTTTTAAATCGGAACCATAATTTTCTTGACCAATACCATGACATTCACCTTTATTTGTTTTTAGTTCACCTATAAAGGCTTGTATTACAGCGTCTTGCTGTTCGCAAGTAACAACTTCACATCCACGAATCATTGAATATTCGAAATACCCCTCCGGAGCTCTTGTTTTGATATCTATTATTTTTGCCATTTTATCACCTATGATACAGGTCCACTTTCCTCTACGCAATACATTCCAAATGCGACAGGGTTACTTTTAGGTAATTCAATTTCTTTTATTGGAGTATTTAAATCGTTCTGGTCAAAAATAAGGATTTTCGTATCTGTTAAAATACATAAATATTCACTATTATAATTAATTGGGTCTGCCATTTAACCACCTGTGTTACTTCTACAACTTCTTCTAAATAAATCTACAAAATTCCCTATATTATCTTTTACAGATACAAAACCTTCTTCTGGGGTATATCCATAAAGATTTCCATCTGTACCTAAATGGTATCCATCATAAGATTGAACCAATGATTTTTCTACGGTTTTAATCTCTTTTAGTCCTTCGACTATATTACGATCGACATCATATTTTAGTGAATATTCATGAGCCCCATTAATTGTAAATACAGTAACGGTTACTTCAGCGGACACATCAGGAATTGCTTCTATATATCCTGCGCCTGGGCCTCTAATAGGTGTTTCAGGAATATCTATTGTTGAAAAATTCCCATTATCAAGATTAAAAACGAGTGTTCCTCCTTTATCATTTTTATATACATTGGCTACTTGAACACCTAAATTAGCATAAACAACACATTTACAAGTATCTACAAATGTCCCATACTCTGCGCTATCTTTAGATGAATTAATAAAACCACCATATATCTTATCTCCCATTATATAATCTCCCCAAGAGAAAAACTCTGTTACTGTGTTACCAGGGAAAGCATCTCTTATAGCCAATCCTCCTGAACCCATATCTACTTGATAAGCGCATCCGTCTGTTGCAAAGTATTGAGGGTCAGTAGGATTAATGGCTTTTATTCCAGATAATGGTATTGTATCAACCCATTCATCCGTTGCTAGATCGTAAACCTTTGCATTGTTTTCATATGAAACAATAAAGTATCCTTTCATTGGCTGTATCCAAAAGTTACTACTTCCTCCGCCACAATTACCACCTTCAACACAAATTTTCTTACCATTAAGATAAGCCCAATCTCCTTTGACTTCTATCTTTGTATCTCCCTTTGTAACCGTAACTTGGTCATTGTGGGTTACAATCTTTGAGTCTCCTCTTTCGATAACTGTAGCACCTGGGGTTATATTTAGGTCATTATCAAATCCAACTATTTCCCATTTGAGAGTATCTTTAATAGCTTTACAAGAAACTTTTGTTGTTTCAGATATTTTGTAAACTCCATTTTTCCAACTCCCATTTGGAGTTGTGATTACACTAAGTGTTCCTGACATTTTAGCATAAGCATTACTGTTTGTTTCAGGGAAATAAACTTTATAGTTAAAACCATCTATTTTTGTTGGGTCAATTTCTTTTAATTCTCCATGTCGGATACCAACAGGTGTATCACTTTTTCTATCTGGTTGATTTTCAATATCTTTCCCTACACCTGTACTATTATTTTTTTGATCCCCTAATATGTTTTTGAGGTCATTTGCTGCTTCTTGGGGTGTTCTAAAGTTACTCATCTTTGCACTACCTTTACATTTGTTTTTGCGGCTGGTGGCCAGTATCTTGTATCAAATTCAAACTTTTCATATTCAAAATCATTCCAAGTACTACCGTTTTGTAACTGTATATAACGAGCTTTTTTGGATACTAAGCTAGGGTAATCATATTCAATAATTCTTACAATATAGCCTTTTCCAGTGAGTTTATCATATAAATAATCACTCATTGCAAAGGTATCTCCCATTTTCTTCTGGAACATACAAGCACCATCATGACAAACAAAATTAAAATCAAATTTAGAAGCTGTTTTTGCTATTTGTTCATATGTTTCTTCGCCTGGCAGTGTGCTGTTGTATAGGTCGTTTTGACTTAAAATAGCTGGGTACATTTTTAAACGTACGCTTGTTGTTGAAACACCAGGTATTATCTTATGCTTTGTTGTTGCTATGTTTAATGGAACTTCTTTTGAAAAATAAGGTACTCTTATCCATTTTCCTGGCATATAAACTGGGTCTATGGGTAAATCGATATTTATATCTGACCTTAAATTTTTAAGTTGTTGTACTAACATGTTATTGGCTAATATTTGAGCAGAAGCCTTATCTAGTTCTTTTCTTAAGACTTTTATTCTTTGTTTTGTTGAGTCATCAGTGATTCCATTTAAGTCAGCACTAAGAGTTCCACTATTGTAAGTTACATCTACACCTTGTATTTTTGTAGCCAGTGTTTGTAACGTATTTAAAGTGTCTTCTTTTACGTAATAGTTTGGAATTTGAATATCGGGATACGGGAACCCATTAAATTCTCTGATTATACAATCACCAACTGGGGTAATATAAAGGTATAGATTATTTGCTTCACAAATCTGCTTTAATTCACTTTCACATGTTGTTCCTGAAGCTGAGAATTTTGGTTTTGTTCCTGTTTTATCTCCTGGTATTGGGCCATAGGTTAATGTAAGCTGATAAAATGGATTTGAAACTTTTTCATATCCATCAATTCCACAATAATGAGCACTACATCCTCCTTTATCTGGATCACAGTAATATTCCCCATCTATATATGATATTACGTATGGTTGTTTACATTTAGGACAATAATTTTTTACACTTGAAATATATGACATATCTGCATATAAATTCAAACATTTTATACAAGAAGGGTGAAAAGCTCCAGTTACGGTTGTTGATGTATCTCCGATTATTACATCCGTATCTGGAGTTTCAAGAGCCCCATACTCTATAACGCTACTTCTATTTATCCGTTTTTCCAGAGTATAAACCGATACTTTGTCAAATATTGGATTATGCCCTGAATTTTTAACTAATTCTGTTACTACATCCTGTAATTCCTTTTCATTATATGTCCCAGCGAACGGAGTTTTAAATAATCTTCCGTTGTCTACAATATCAACACTTATTTCAGTGTTATCTCTAACTACATGTTTACAGATACCATTAAAAAGTGCATTCTCTGTTAATGTACCAGCACTAATTCTAACGGGTGCATTATCTTGAATTAAATCAGAATAACTTGAACTAAAAGGCATTTTTAAAGTACCTAATCCAGCTAAATTATTCGAATCTTGCATATAAATAACTTGCCCTACCAAAAGCTCTGTTTGCCCGCTAATTCCTATGTGAAAAGTTAATTGTGTCATTCTACCATCCTGCGCCTGGTTCTAAACTAAATGAATGTGCTGTATCTGTTCCTGGTGATGTCAGTGTTGACATTTCCTTTACTCCAATCTGAAAAGTAGCTTCAGTTTGTCCTCCTTGCATTTTCATTTTTGAATTTGTTGTGTATCCCTGTAATGGTTTAAACATTGTTGAGGAACATATTACCTCAACATCATCTAAATCTCTTAAAAAATCCGCTCTTTTTTGATAATAGGCTTTTAATTCAGCAACACCTGCTAAACTGTCGATTCCATATTGAACTGTTTGCCCAATAATATCAAATAAGTTTCCTCCACGCCTTAAAGCGTCAACCGGTCCAATTGGTAAATCAGCATCCCTTTGAGAAATTGTAGTGTTGAAAGTAATTTCCCTGTATGGTTCTGAATTTGTTTGAACCTGGCTGTTACCTCCAACACCATTGTATCCATCGGTTCCTTTACCGTGGTATGTCAACTCAAGGTCATCTGCATAAAGAAGATAACCACCTCTTAGATAAGTAGCCATCTTTTGCCAATCTGACTCTCTTTCACGCGTATCATAATCTCCTCTTTTACCAGCTATCCAATCAGTAATCTGTGAAGCTATAGGAGCCATTTCAGATAAAAAATCGTTTAAGTTTATAAGGTCTGCTGTCAGACCTTTACTGTCGTCACTTGCTGCTACTATTTTTATTAAACCTCTCATTGTTGGCATATTTAATCCTCCAGTTTTCTTGCTAATTTTTCAAGTGCACTATATACAAACTGTTCAACGTCTTCTCCTGTCATTGCATAAATTGTAATAGCTCCATCCTCTATTATTAATTGTTTTCCACTACCGCCGTTTGCTGAAGCCATTGCAGCCCCAGTTTCTACAGCTCGTTTTTTAAACAGGTCTGGGTCTAATTGAGGGAATTCGATTTTACCATTATCTGGGAAGTCTCCTGAGAAACCTTTGTAGATTTTTAATGGTGATTGGAATTTACCTTTACCTTGACGGAATTTCATTTCTCTAGCTTGTGCAACTTGTCCCCATGGGGTCATGTTCCACATCCAGCCTAATAGACCTTTATCTTGTTTTTTGTTTTCTTCGTGCTGTTTTCTGATTTCGTCGGTTTGTGATTTTTGCCCAAAGACAAGTTCTCTTAATGGTCCCGCTAGCATTAATCCGATCGCACCGATTCCGATTGCAGCCCAACCTATTGGTCCAATTGCTGCAGCACCTGCAGCTAAAGCTCCTCCGGCTCCGGATAATAATCCTCCAGCCGCACCACCGATTCCAGCTAACGCTGTTCCTTCTGCGGCTCCTGCAAGAGCTCCTCCTGCACGTCCTAGGAATCCACCGGCAGCACCGACACCACTTTGGATTAATCCACCAAATCCTTCTATACCTCTCATAGCTCCACTGCCGATATCAGCCATGAAGTCTACTGCTTTTGGTCCGTATTTTTGGTAATATTTGTTCCCGACTATTTTATCTCCTATTTTACCTAGGATTTTACTGTCGCCTTCACCGAATAAATCACTGATAACATCACCAAATTTTCCACCGCCTTCTTTTAATTTATCGCCGATTTTAAGTTTTTTGTTGATATTTTTACCAATATTTTTAAGACCTGTATATAAATCCATATCTTCTGGAACCATTGAATCCCAGACATCTTTAAGGACAGGGGATACTTTATCTTTAGCTTTTTTATAGATATTTGGTAAAATGTCTCCTTCTTTGATAAAGTCTTTAGCTTTTTGTACCATTTTCTTAATACTTTCTTTAGCATTAGGGAATCCTAGCATTTCACCAAATTTATCAAATTGTCTTAATCCCCAATCTTTTACTGTATCAAGTCCTAGCATTTTAGCTATTTTACCTGCATTTTCGCTGTTAAAGATTCCTTTAGCTTTATCCCATAATTTTTCTGGGTCCATAAGTGTTTCCCAAGCTTTTTGCATGTCATTTTTAACTTTATCTAGACCTAATTTTTTACCTGCTTTACCTAAATCAGCTAAAATTTCCTTTTGTATTGTGCTTAAACCTAGGGTCTTATTAATTTTCTCAGCAAGTTCACTTCCTTTGAAGTTTGCTATTTTTTCTGATATGAAATCTTGTGCTTTAAAGATAGCTCCTTTTTCTGCTGGTTCTAAGTGGTGTCCCATTCTTGTAGGTTTTCCACCGAATAACCAATCTTTTGCCATTCCACCAGCTTTATTTATTCCACCAAGTATTCCATTTTCTTTAAAGAACCCTAAGAAATCTCCTGCGTCTGCTGCCATAGCTTTCCCCATATCTTTGAATGGGAAATTCTTTAGTGATTGACCAGATGTATTTCTTAATATAAACTCTGCGCCAATTATTCCTGCTGCAATTGGAATAACAGTTTTTATAAGAGTTCGTATAAAGCTATCATTTGATTTAGCTTCATTTATTTTATCTTGCAGAGTTTTTTCTTCTGAAGGCATAGTTATTTTATTGTGTATATCTTCAACAGTTCCTTGTATTTTAGTCATTACTTGGTGTAATAAATCAGGACCTTTTTCTTTTTGGAATTTGCCTGTTCCTGCTGTTCTTCTTGGTGCTGGTGTAGCTCCGGCTGCTAATTCTTCATCAGTAGCTCCAGTATCAGTATCAACCATTGCAGATGTAGCTCCTTGGCTTCCTGCTCCTTTCATAGCGTTCATTGCACCACTAACAACAGGCATTCCTCCTGTCATCATATCTCCCTGCATAGCAGCTTGATCCATCATACCGCCTAATGAAGATGTTGGTGATTGAACACCACCTTGAGGAGCTCCAGATGCGTCAACTGAAGTTCCTTCTCCATTCATAGCTTGTTCTGTTTCTGTAGGTAAGGTTACTCCAGCATTACTAGTTGCTCCCATTTGGAAAATGTCTTCATTTTTAAGTCCACCTTCCCCAAGTCCTGTTGCGACTTTTTTATATGGTAAGTCTGCCCCCGGAACATTTGATGATTGATCTGGAGTAAATAAGCTACCAATAAGTGGTAAACTACCTAAGAATGATTTTAACCCACTTGGTTCTCCTTCTTTATCTGGCATTTCACTACCAAGAGTTACATCGAAATTGCTTAGGTTTTTGCTTCTTTTTGCTTTGTTAGCGGCAACAATTCTAGCTGCATCTTCTGGTGTAAGTTCTTTGTATGGAAGTCCAGTGGTGGGTTCATAGTCTCCAGAAGCCATTTTAGCTTTCATAGCTTTATCTCTTTCGGAAGTTTCTCCTTCAGGATACCATGGTCGTCTGTGTCCTAATCCAAGTTTATTTTTCTTTTCCCATGATTCTCTTGATTCTGGGAATGGATTAGGAGGTCCAGCTAACCATTTACTTGGTGAGGTTGTATATTGAAGCATTGCTCCTATAAAGTCAAGAATATAGTTAGTTTGATATATAGCATACAGTAATCCATTAGCCATTGAATTAACTGCATTTTTAATATCATCTATGTGTTTTATGGAATTCTGCATTTCAGAAACCATGCTGTTTACACTTTGACTTATGTTTTCTGCACCAGGCTGTTGCCCTTCTTCTGTGGATGGGCTGTAAACATCTGGTCCTAATCCAAATAATCTTAGAGGTAACATTATTGTTTCAGCTAAGGCTGCTATAGCACCTATTAATTTCATCATAACATTAGCTAATAACATTTCTGATGTTTTAAGTTGTTCTTCTACTTGGTATAATCTTTTAACTGAATCTACGTTTTGTGAACCAACAATAGGAGCTAATTGTCTATCGTATTGTCTATTTACTTTAGTATATTTATCAGCATATTCTGAAAGCATTTTTTGTCTTTGTTCATTATATGCTCCTTCTGATAGCGTTCCTCTACGTCTTTGCATGATAAGCATTGCTTCTTGTGATTTTTGTGAAGCGTTTAGAGCTTCGACTCTTGATTTTCTTTGTGCTTCTACTTGGTAAGCATCTGTAAGCATTTGCTCTCTGCCTGGAGTCATCCATCCATTTTTGCTTGGGTGCATACCCATTATTCTAGCAATGTTTTCACCTGAACCCCATCTCATAGGGCTAACCCATCTTTGAGCTTGGTCAAGTAAATCTCCATTATACCATTGTGGTCCGATTTCTTTCCTGAACATTGGTCTGTAAGCAGGATTTTCGCCTCTCAGTCTATATATTTGGCGGTTTGTACCAGCCATTCTGTCATATAGTACTGCTAAAGCTCCACGTGTACCTCTTAGTTCTTTGTCTATTGCATCATAACCAGGAGTTCCTTGTTTCTCTGCTTTTAACCTTTGCATTAATTGGTCTTCTTGCTGTTCTAAATTACCTGCACGTTTTTTATAAACATCCATTTTTTTAGTTGCAGCGTCCATTTCACGGTTCCAATTACCCCACCATACAGCTAATCCCATTAAAGCTCCTGCTCCAACAGCAATTGCTGCACCTAAGAATGGTAATGAACCAAAGGATAAAACTCCAATGTCTGCCATCATAGCTTTTATCATTGGATGTCCTTCAGCAAAAGTTTTAGATAGTTTTTTAAATTCAGTTCTTACATCTTCAACAAAACCCCAACTTGCAAATTTGGACATAGTTGAATCTTTACCTAAGAGATCATCTCTTTTACCTCCTAGATATTCTCTCATTCCTCCTTTGAAAATTCCAAAATCAAAACCTTTAAATCCTTTCATTGATTGTGGGAGTAAATCTGGTAGGTAATTACGGATTTGGTTAAATTTGACGATAAAAGCTTTACCAAAATTATTTGCAAATTCATCTAGTTGCTTACGGTAATTTCTTGTTAATTGCTCACTAACAGTATCTCCAATAGATACTCCTAAGTATGTTATATCGCCATGTTGACCAGCTCTTCCAAAACCAGCGCCAGACCCTATTCTTTTACCGATTGTGTTGTATAATCCCTGTGATGTAGTAAATCGTTTAATACCTTTTTCAATACCTTCAGCTATTTTATTATATTGAGTCATTACAACTCCGTTAGCTGGAAGTACATCAAATATAGTCTTTTCATCTAGGGATTTAACTTCAATTTCAAGGTCTTTTAATAATTTATTTCTTTGGGTTTTTAATCTTGAAATTCTAGCGTTATAGGATTCTCTTTTACTTTTTGATTCATCTACTTTAGCTTGTTGTTTTTGCAGTTTTTCTTGTAATTCTATTACTCTATCTACGGTATCTCTGTCTTCTTCTGGGTTTATGTTTGCATTTATATCCATTAATCCTTGTAATACAAAATCTGATTTTGTCGCATACTCTTTACCACCAAATTTAGGATAATTTTCTCTGAAAAACCTTTTATTTAAGTCAGATATTTCCCCTTCTTTCATACGTCCAAGATACATTTTCTGCCATGAAAATAAAGGCTTATTTAACTCATCTCTATATTTTAGATTTATAGTGTTCATTGCATGGCTATATTCTTCATATTGCCTTTCTGCTTCACTCATACCCCATTCTGAATTAGGAGCTCCAACAAAATCATGTGAATGTTGATCTTTTGGAGTAATTGCTGCATCTCTGTTATTTGATAGCCTTTGTCTCATACCAAAAAGTTCATTCTTAATTCCACGTAATTTCTGGGATTCTGTATTGCCGATTCTATCTCTTATGTATTCTAAGTCCATAATTCTGGTACTTAGCATATTAGCTTCAGAAACAATTTTATTTGCTTTGTCTGGTTTAAATTCATCCAATATACCAGTAACTGACTCGACATTAACTCTAGCCTGTTGTAAACCACCTTTCATTTTATCAGATAAATTCATATCTTTTAATTGTGGGAATTTATCTTGTAAAGTACCATGGGAATACAGGAAATCTCTAATTCTGTGATATGGAGTTGTTGCAAATGAAGGGTCTTTTGTTAATGCTGTTTCTTGCTCTTCAAGTATAGCTGATTGGTGAGTTATCTCTTTTGATAATGCTTCTTGTCTGTTTTTAACTGCTTCTACACGCTCACTTAATTCTTTTTCTGATCTGGAACCAAACCTATAATATTCTAGTGTTTTTTTACCAGTTTTTTCATCTTTCCTATAGTAACGTATTCTTGAACCTTCTTCTGGGTTTACAGCAGATATAGCATTCTGAATATGCTGTATATTTTTAAGCTCTTCTTCTCCTAATCTCCATTGAGCTATAGTTTCCAAATGAGCTTTTTCCATTTGTCTTGCGATACCTTCATATTCAGTTCTGTTAACTTGTTTAACATTTCTCTTATCTAAATTCCTATAAAAGTTGTCTACAGTTCTTCTTGCTTGTTCTAATTGGTTTTCACTAGAATCTATAAAATCATTTATCGGTTTATATTGTTTCTGTAAATTTAAAAGTTTTATAACTGCAGATTCATTATAAGTCCTTTTTGACATAGGAGTATTTACTATTTCATGATAGGAAGCTGCTCCTTTACCTATGTAAGAAGGTAATATACCATAATCCTCAGATAAACTACCTTTTATTCCTAATTCCTTAAAAAGACTTTCAATTGCATTATATTTAGCATCCCATACATCTTTTTTATGTGCATAAGATGGTAGACCTCTATATTCTGCCATTAACTCATTTAAATGATTGACAGATTGTGGTACTTGTCCTTTAAGGTCGTCTGATAAACCTGCTCTGTTTACTTGTCCTCTTAATACTGGAGAATATTGTGTTCCATAATGCTCTTCTATTTTTTTCTCCCAGCCATCACCGAAGAATCTCCAAAATTTTCCACTTCCTTTATAAGCAATAGCTGCGGGGGAATTTTGTTGCAATGAAAGTGTTGTCTCTAATTTCTCTTTCATTTCACTTAATTCTTCTAATTTTTTAGTAGATCTATTATATTGTTCAATAAATCCTTCAGCTTCTCTATATTTTGAAATTCCTTTACCGCCACCAGATGCTACTTCCATATAATTTTTCATTCTGTTGTAAACATCTGTAGCGTCTCTTCCTTCAGTAATTAAGTCAGTGCCTTTTACTTTCTCTCTAAATTGAAGCGCTGACTTTAATACTTCTGCCTGGAAAGCGGGACTATCTTTATCCCCTGCTACTCTTGATATTTCAGCATATGGACCTTTATCTTTATTTCCAAACATTCCGCTTAATTTTTTACCTTGCCTTTCAATTTTTAGAATACCTTGTTCCCAACTATCAAAAGGAGATTTATTTAATACTTTATATGTTGTTTGAACTGTTCCTAAGAGTTGTCCTAGCCTTGTATCGACTTTTTCTATACTTGTAGCAGCTAAATGCCATGCAGCGCCTTTTACCCAAGAAGCAGCTAATATTGCGGCTGATCCAGCTAGTCCTGTTAGCATAAGTGATAATCCACCAGCTGCTATTTTTGATTCACCAATAGCCATAGCTAACCCTTTACCAAAGTCTAATACCATTGATAAAGCTGGTAATGTACCTTCGCCTATTGATATTTCAGCAGATTGAACAGCAGATACAAACTGATTCCATTTTTCCTGCGCAGAATTAAGCACACTGCTTAATCTTTCATTCATATCATAGGTTTTTTCCATTTCTTGGTTAAAATTATGTAATAACCATGTTCCATTTCCTAATTCATCATCTGTAGGGAACAATTTCATATATTGTTGCATCATCCTTGGCTCACCGAATTGAGCTAGAACTCTCATCATATCAGCTCTACCTAATCCATGTGCTTTTCCTGCCATTGTCATAGTTTGGATAATGTCTTCGAGAGGTTTTAATCTTACTCTTGTACCGTTAGAGGCTTTAACCCAAAAGTCATCGAAGCTCATACCAAGTTCACTTAATGCTTTTTGTGATTTTGGCATTTCACGTAAAATATAAGTCATAAAAGAACGAATTGATATACCTGCAGTTGAACCTTCTACACCTTTCTGGGATAATGTAGCAACTGCGGCGAGGGTTTCTTCAATTGACCAATGTTCTTTAGCAGCTCCTCCTACATATTTCAGAGCTAATGCTATTTGTGGGGCTGAAGTAACTGACACGTTTGCTGCGTGAGCAATAGCTGAAGCATATCTTTCTACGTTAGCATATGAGTCACCAAACAGAGTTGTTGCTGTAATAACATCTCTGATAGCGTCCGCTACGTCGTAACCTTCAATTTTTGCCAACCTCATACCGTTAGTTAAAACTTTAATCTGGTCAGCAGAATTAGCTATACCTGCTCTTGCAACCATCTGGAAACCACGGGCGATTTCTGCCGGTGCATCACCGAATTCGACAGCAAGTTTTCTAGCTTGTCCACTTAACTGAGCCATATCCCTTGAGGATATATCACCAATAAGACCTTTAACCATAGACATTTCACGGTTAAATTCCATAGCTTTTTGGGTCATATCGTAAAGAGCTACACCAGCTACACCACCGGCAGCTAAAACTCCTGCCTGTGCATTTGTAAAACTAGCATTCAATTGCTGAGTTGCTCTCATACCAACCCCAGTTAAGGTCTGCATATCTGCAGTAATTGCTGCAACAGCCGGCCATGTAAGGTTGGTCATACTTACAATGAAATCCAATCTGTCTGCTTCGTTCATCCCGGATTTTGAACCCGGTTCCATCATTGTTGCCAATTAAAAACCCCCTAAAATAACATTCCTCTTCCCATTTTAGAAGCGAGCTCTAGTTCCCAGGTTAGACCTGCTTTTAAAAAGTCAATATCATAATGGTCGATCAACCCTAAATCAGATGGTTTACAGCCCAGTATTCTGCAAACCATATAATCTAGCTTAAAGTCATCGACCCTATCTATAAATTTCTTAATTCATCAATAGCTTTAGCATCATCTACTTCATACTGTAAAACATTTAGTTTTGTAAGTAATTTTTGTACTAAAGCTAAATCAACGCGTTCCCATTCATCTTGAGTCAATTGTGGTTCCACAATACCTACTTCAAGGAGTTCATATCCTTGTTTCTGTAATAACTCAAATTCTTCGTCTGTCATCTCTTGAGGGTCTACCATCCCTATCCTTTTCTGTACAGACTGCATTTGTATCCTTTGTGTTTCATTTAAACGTCTACCTTGGAATACCCTTTCTTCTCCACCTACATTTATAGGGATTGGGTATTTCCTTTCGGTTCTTGCAAATAACCACTCTTTTGTAGCTGCAATTTGTTTAGCTTCACCTGTTTTTCTTTTAAGGTAGCTTTCTCCTAATTTTCTTAGTTGATCTTCTTCTCTAGCGTCCATTACAGGAGCTTTTTCTATATTTTCTTCGCTCATAGTTCATCACCTTGTATTGTTTTTTTGTAGTAACCAGAAACGTTCTGGGAGAATGTAATATATCTTGCTTGTCCTTGTATTTCCTCTGTAACAGGTTTTGTTCCGTCAAAATTACCAAATTGAGCGCTATCAATAACACAGTGGTTTAAAGTCATAACATGCTCTATGTAGTAATCTCCTATTTTTGCAGCACCGCCATCTCTATTTAATTCTGTACCAGTGTTTACATAAGCCCCACTTGACCGACGCTTGCTAATCTTTTCGGTCTTTTTTTGGTTCTGCTTTTGGCTTATATCGTACTGGTTAACAAGACGGTATAGTCTTAAATCAAAATCAGTGGTATAAACTGAATATATAAATAACAAGTCGCTCTCAAAAAATTTGGGCTTCTTGATTGTAAAAGTGAATTTTTTCTTTTGCGGAGCAATATCTATCGGTGCAACAATATCACAAGCGTACCGTGCTGTGTTCTCATTTTGTACTTGTACGGTAATTTCCTCACATGCAAGTGAATGTAATTGCCCATCTTTACCTTTTAATTTTAAAAATCCTAATTCAAAATAGATGTTATCCGCCATATTTTTTCCTCAAAAAAAGTAAATAAAAATGGGATGTTATTCCCATTATACAGGAGCAGATCCACCCGGTCCGCAGACAGGTGTAGTGATCCTTTCCCCTTTCTTGGTAAACCAAGTAATACGGTAAGCTTTTCCTTCGATATCTTCCTGTACAGGTTTAGAACCATCAAAGTTACCTATTTGTGATTTACTCAATCTGCAACCTTCAAGTGTTGCCACTTTTCTAGGTTTACACATTTCTTCCCCAACGTTTAAAGCGTAGAGAGTTATATTGAACGCTCTGGTGGATGCGAACCATCTGGTTAAAAGCATTCCAGTGTCAGATAAATCTCTTGCTTTCCTAATGGTGAAGTCGATTTTTTTCCTACCCGGTCTGATCATTTTTGCATCAAATGAATCAGTGGTGTAGTATTCGGATAGGTCTCTTGTTACATTTACTGTAATTTCTTCAAGACCTATTTCCTTATTGTTATCGAAAACAATTCTACCTAACTCGAATATTTGTAATTGGTCTTCTTGTGCCATCTACATCCCTCCTAGTACACCACAATTTTTGCATCTATGATTCTTGCAGCGTGTATAGGTGTGATTGAGATTTCGGCTAATATTTGACCTTGTTCGCTTTCTGTAGTTGTACCTACAGTTACTACAACGTCATAAGCACTAAGGGCTCCTTCGTCACCCATTACACCTAAGTTAGACCTTATAGCTTCTTCCAAGTCAGACTGGAAGGTCTCATTCAGGTTTTCACCTAGCATTGAATAACAAGCATCATAAACTGTATATTTAGCGTGGTTTATGATCCTCATAACTGCGATTTCATCTTCTTTCTTAATTCCAAGTTCAGCGTATCTTTCCTGAACAGTTGTTACACCTTCAGTAATTTTTACACCGTCATCGTCTTTAAGGAAAGTTACACAACCACATTCATTGTAAGCAATCATTTCAGTTCTTGTCGCTGGGCTAGAACCAGTGATAACAAGAGTTTCTGCATCAGGGTCTTCGTAAATTGGTTCACCAGGAACATCTATAATATCGGTAATAAATTGACTACCGTTTACCATAAGTGCTTTATTTGGCCTTCCACCCCAGATTGCTGTACTATATTTAGTTGCAGCTATTTTTCCAGCTACTGCCATAGTAGCCATCCTTGGCTGATATTCTACGCCGTTAGTATCAACTATTCCACCAGCTACGAATATCATAAGTTCGTTATTTAGAGCTGCTGCATATTTGATTCTTTCCATCATGTTCATGTTTTCATCAGCACCAACAACTGCGAATCTCCATCCGTGTTGTTCAGGAGTATTCATTTTGGTTACGTGATCAACATAAGGTTGATAGATATCCCCAACACCTTCTATAGGTGCAGATTTTGTTTCATCCTCGTATTGGATTGATTTTAGACAGAATATACCAGCAATTTCTTTTTGTTCTAAGGCTTTTAACGCTTCTGCGTGAGCTACTTCAGAAGGTGAACTTCCTGCGTCTGCTCCTGCTTCTTCTCCCATAACCATATCGTCGATTATATCGAACTCTTTTTGTTCGGCTAAGGTTTTTAATTTTGAACCATCAGAACCTGCTGTGTTTCCTGTACCGGAACCTAATACAGTCCTCATTACATTTTTGTAAGATTGAGAACCTACGTATACTTTTTGACCATTTCCTAATTCCTGTTCCCAGGATTCTGGACTTGGTGCTGCTCCAGTTTCGCTTCCGGAGGTTACTCCTTGGAAGTATATGTTTACTAAAGTAGATTGGTTATTTACTTTTTCAACCAAGTTCTGAAGTGCGGACTTATAAGTTCCTGTTGAATCAGGTACAACAGACCTTCTTACGTTTAAGTAATATTCTGTTTTACCATCTTCTTCCTCAATGGTTAAGCTCAATCTCTGTGCTACACCAGATCCAGAGGATGTAAAGGTTATATAAATCTTGTTAGTACCTGGCATTAAAGAAACAATCTTTGCAACCTTAGCAGGAGTTGCTGCGTTGTCTAATAAGTAGTGAATAGCTGCGGTTACATCACCATATGCGGCTCTTACACCCCAGAATGGTCCACCACCTGCAGCCCAATAAGCGTCCATGTCAACACCGAATGCTTCTTTTAATAAAGCAGGACCGGTGACATACACTGGAACATTAGGAGTTCCTTTTTTACATTCAATAACACACCCCATAGTCTGGTCAGTATCCAAGACTCTGTTCACAAAGGCATATTCGTGTGTTACGTTTACGTGTGGTACGTTTTTTACCATTTAATTACCTCCGTTAAAGTAATTTATAACGCTTTTTTGTAACGTTTTATAAATAATTCATCAAATTTGCGTTGAGTTATTTCATCATCGGCTGACAAGCCGAATCTATTTAAGAATGACCTAAATTTGTAGCTATTAATATCAAAACCAAATCCAGTAGCCATTATTCGCACTGGGAAGGTTGGTTCAGCCACTCTTTTAGGAGCTTTCTTTGCTATTTTAGTTTCTTTCATTAATATTCACCTTCGAAAAAGATTGTCCAATATCAAATGATATAATATCTTTATATTTTGTTACAGTATGTATGACCCATTTAGGGACATCTGGGCCCTCTTCAGCCCTCTCTTTCTTAGAGCGAACGATTCTTATGGACATGATTCCTCGTGATGCTAATAAATCACCATTATAAAAGGCAAATCCTCCATTATAGATTTGGTCAAATGTTATTTTGTCAATAGTAGTTAATGGATTCACTAAAATGCCTGTATCATCTATATACCATGATCCTTCGGTATTAGCCACGTCAGGTGTCTTTATCAATCTGTTGCCTGAGTCATAGACTCTGAAAATACCTAAATTACTATGATAATTTGCGTTCTTATAAACATTCCCATCTTGAACCCAACTTGTAAGAGGAGTAGTTTCTGCGTGTCTTGCAAGTCTAAAACGTTCAAATCTTTCGAAAAGTTTATCTCTAATTTTAAGAGTTTGTGGTGTACTTTCACCATAAATTTCAATTACACTTCGTATTTCACGTATTGTGGTATTGCTCTCTGCTCTATGGTACATTAAGTCTCCATGTTCTCCACTAGAAGCGTCACCAGGAGTGTATGTATGGGCAATCCCCATATCTTTTAAGTCTTCTTCCCAAAATGGGAACAATCTAATCTCTGGATATTCTGCCTTACTTTTGTCCATAACAAAAACAGGCACATTATCGCTTCCAACTGGAAGATACCAACGCTTATTTAGCTCAGCATTTTCAGGGTGATATTCTCCGCACATTTCACGCAGAGTTTTTGCAAATATTGAACTATCTTGTATTAATCCTACCATATAATCACCTACAATGGAATACCACTATAATAAGCTGCCCCAACAGCTAAAAATCCGGCCATTGTTGCAAAACTTGGAAAAACAGGACGTGATTTACCACTCATACTGCCAATTCCTCGACTACCTCTCCATTCTTTTACAATATCATACGCAAGGTCATCTATTGTATTACGATTTTTACTTTTTCCTTGTAAAACAGCTAAACTAGCTTTCAAAAGATGATTTGTAGGTTCAGATCGATATATTTCTCCAGTTTCTAATGCTCTTTCTTTTAAATAAGTATATCCTCTACTATGTGTTTGATTTGCTTTTACTTTGAGTTCATTTCCTTCAATTTCATAGGAAATGTCTAATTTTTCAATTGTTGTATCATTTGCAGCTAACATTTGCGCTGCAGAACAGATGTCTCTTCCCAATTTATCAAGGGTTCTGCCCCTCATTTTATCTACAACACCGGGAAAAGATGATAAATTAAAAGGGTCTCTACCTGGCGTAATTTTCCTACCATTAGCCATTGTTGTAATATCTAAAAAACCCATTATTCATCGCCTGTCCATTTTACCTGTAGTTCTAAATCGAATTCGTAATGATGTCTTGTATTGTCAATAATTAGATTACGGTCGATTTTAGCAAATCTAAAGTATCTTGTAAAAGTAGCACCATCAATGGTTATTTCATTTCTAATTCTATAATTAGGAGCGTCATCTCTTGGGATTTCAAAAGTAGGTACAAAAAATCCTTTATACTCTGCAATCTCTTCTTGCCCTCGATGTGTTTGAGGGTCTTCTGAAGGGTTTTGTATAATTCCATCGATTTCTTTTATTTCTACCCAATCATCTTCGACATCTCCCCAGTCACCTTCCGAAGCTCCAGCTTCTCTGTGTTCCAAATAATAGCTCCATCCTTGAGCTTTTAAATCTTTAATAAGGATCTCCATATCCATCGTAAACACCAGGTCTTTGGGCGGAATCTTCTGCTTCTTCTCCATAGAAGTCCATGATATCGCCTAGTAATTCTTCAAAATAGTCGCACCAACTTAAATAGTCGGTTTTGTATCTTCTAACAAAGTTGTTAGTAACATTTCCCACTTTATATCCACTCTGCTTCATACCAAATCTCTTATCAGCAATGGTTAAGTGACAACCAATTCCTGCGGAAATAACACCTAGAAGGAATTCTTTGTCTTCATCTGTAAGAGAAGATGTATCAACAGCAAGTAATTTTTTTACTTGTACTGAATAAAAGGGAAAGAGGGAGGCAATAGTATCATCGTAGGTTTCATCATCTGGGTCGATTTCCAAAAAATCCTTTATATAATCGATATCCATGGTGACAAAACTATTTGCCATGATTATTCCTCTTTGATTTCTTCTTCTACAGGTTCTTCAATAACCTGTATTAATCTTGGTATATGAATAAAAATTTGTCGTTTATCTTCATCGGAAATTATCTGCATTTCCTGTTTAGGCTCTTCACGGCCTGATTTTACTTTGAGTAAGTCTTCTCTTTTCTGAGTTTTTAAACGAAGTGCATCTTCGTCAAGTATCATTCCTTTATCAAATAAGTAATAAAAAGAATCTTCATCTAAAACTTTGGTTTCGCCAGCTTTAATTCTGAATTCTGGGATCACTACTTCAGTCTCTTTCTTACCTTCTGAATCTTTTACAATAGTGTGCCCGTGTTCAATAAATTCTCTGTCTTGCATATTTGTGATATATTGAACTACAAATTTTCGTATAACTTTAGGGTCTTCCTCAAGTTCTTCGACTTTTGTATCTGCTATTTCTAACTGTTCTTCTGGCTTAGGTGCTGCTTTTGGAGCTGACCTTTTTGTTGATTTTTTAGTTGTTTTAGCTGTTTTTTTAGCTGCCATAATAAATCCTCCTTAAAAAAGAAAAATGTGTAAAAGCCTTAAGCTTTTACTGTTAACAGACCTATTGCGTCTGTTCTTACAACTGCAGGTTTAGCATACGCAGTCATAAAGAAAGCATCTATTTGTCTTTCTTCGTCCCTTTGTCTTGCTATCCTTACACCTTGTCTTTGGACGAACCAAACTGGGTTTAATCCAGTGTCCATCATTATAACCATACCGGATGGGATTTCCAGCATAGGTACTAAGTCCATACCTGCAACTCTACCAACAGAACCTTCTCTGAGGGTCATTGAAGTTCCAGCTTTGGAAGCATCTATAAATCTTTCATCTACTTGCAGGTCAGCGTATTCATCTGGGTTACAGAGAACTACATTAGGCTGTACCTGTTTTTTAATCATCGCAGTTCTTAAATATACGATATCTTCAAAGGTTAATTTACCAGAGTTAATGGTTGGCATTATTGTACCGTAACCTGCTAATAGCACAGTTGCTATATCAGAGTTTTCTTTTCTGAGCATCCTTTTAGATGCTTCTTCAATCTGAGCAGCTCCTACAATACCGTACCAATCGGTTTCTTTGGCTTCATCAGTCATTTCTCCACCAGTACCGTATTTAACTACTCTTATTTCGAAGTTATCGGTCATCTGTTTAACTCTTGGAATCTCGGAACCTTCGTTTATCTCTACTGCCATTCCAGTAGGATAGTTACGTGGTATCTTAACAGACCAAGTTGTAATAGGCATGGTAACTACTTTACAGTACTTTCTTAGAACACTCATGTTCTCGATATACTGCATAACGGTTCTTTCCAAGTAAGGCATCCATACTACATCACCTGTAGTAAATCCACCATTACCTCCAGCGAATGTTGTAACATCTTGCATCTTTACACCTCTATTTACCTAATAATCTTACATTAAAAGCTTCGCCGTCTGCATAACATCTAGATTCTGCTACACCAACCTGAGCTACAATTTTTGTAGCGCTAGGGGTTGTGTAAAAGTCCTCTATAGCTTTTAACTTACCGTCTGGACCTAAACCTACTGGTTGCCCTGGAGCTATTGCACCTGCCCCAATTGCAGTCCTAATTCCGGCTTTATTCGCGGTTAAATTGTCACCATCATAAGCGGTAACGTTGTAACCTTGCTGTGCGGACTTACTGATTTGTACAGTCATTAATAGACCTGCAAAACCTCTTGTGTCGTCTTCTTCAGCTATGGTTACTTCTTTTTCTGTTCCAGTGTACACAAGAGCTCTGTTATATGGAGAAAATGTAGTTATATCTCCTTTCAATACATATGCTACGTCTGTACCTGGTTGAATTAATCCTGCCATTTAGTTCACCTCACTTATAACCCCATGTAGGATACACCTTCAATTCCACGTCCGTCTCTTGCAAGAACGGTGTCGTAACAGAAGATTGTCTGAATCATACATTGATCAAACGCTGGGTTTTCGTAATCGATAGACCCATCTTCTTTCTTAAACTCGTCAATTGACCTTGTTTTAACAGGTGGGAATTGAGCGTTGTTAGCTTGATTTTCATTTTCAGTTTTTAACCTGTTTTCTTCCTGTTTGGAAGCTTCCATGGTTCTTACTGCACTTTTAGCAAAATTAACTGTTGCTTCGTCAGCTTTTGCTAATCTTTCTAATTCAGCTTCTCTTGCATCTTCTGCAATGAGTCCGAATTCAATTTCTTTCTCTACTAAGTTTGAAAACTTAGATTTTTGTAATTCTAATTTTAAATCAGCATTATCTTGCTGTAATTGGCTTATTGCGCCTGTGTCCACTGCCTCTGGTATAGTACCTTTTATATCTTCCAGAGTAGCGGAGAATTGATTAATTGTTTGTTTAAGCGCGGTAATTTCGTCTTCTTTAGCTTGTAACAAACTTTTTAAATCATCATTTTTTACAAAATTACTTGTATCAAGTGAAGATTGGTCTTTTGTTGGTTCTGCCATATCCTCTCCTCCTTTCTTAAATTTCGTATATTTACTTTCAAATTGTTTTTTGAAGTTTTCAACAAATTTCTCTTTACTAAAGCTTGAAGCGACTGCTGTTGCATCGCTGTCCGCTCCCTCAGATACGATAGATATCTCGAAAGCCTCACAATTTTTAGCAATAACGTGAGCTTCGTTGAACCAATGATCGCAAGTGTGGAAGTCTTCTCCACATTTAGAACAAATTGATTCATGTCTAAATCCTAAACTACTTGATCCAATATATCCGTCTTGGATTTTACTGTACAGTAGCATCGCATTAGGGTCTTTTGCATGAAACTCACCATAGTATTTTACACCTTCTTTCTTTGCATCAGCATCAAAAGTTCTAAATGCATCATTTACTTTTCCTATAACATTTAAAGGCGCGTCACTGTGATCGTTACGAATTTGGGCTGTCTTGAGTGTTCTTTCTATATTGTCCAGTTCACTTTCTGGAACTTCAACAACTCCATTAAAAAGCCCAGGGTGAATACCGAATCCAGAGATTGTGGGAGGCGTATTTTCTTCTCGTTCCTCTGGCATTATATTCATTGCCAAAGAAAGTGTGTCTTTATCTCTCATAGTCATCCTCCTAATCAAAGTAATTTAAACACCTGATTACTCATGATAATCTGGGTTTATAAAAAGGTATCGTCAGTTTGGGTCATAACGATAGTAGCACAGACCATCTTTACCATGTCTTACAACAACATGGGCAACACCCTTAAGTCTCTTTGCTATTTTAACACCATTTATACGTACTTTGTCTGTTTTATAATGAGTGACTATCCAATCTTGGATACTTCTTGCTGTCATTTCGTGTCTTTCGATTTCTCTATCTTTATTTTTTTCATATCTAATAACTAAAGCGTTAAAAATAACTTCATTCAAATGTTTATAACTTGTAATTCCTGGTTGCACTAGTCCACCGCCTGTATTACTGTAATTTCAGGCTTCACTAAACTATCAAAATGTCTCCTCTCTTCTGGGTCATAATTGTCCCAGCGTTTTAAATAATCTTTATATATCTCCTGCCTCTGTTTTTCTCGGAGATATCTGTAAGAATATAAATCTAACATACAATTTTCAGCGGGTCCAGGTTGATTGCAAGGTATTAACCCCTTATCCCATTTATAATCTATTTCATCAATAAATCGATAAGCTAATGGGATTTCATATCCATCCCATGGGTAATCTACCCTATATTGCTCTACTGTTGTCCATAAAAATCGTAATTTAACTAACCATTGGTTAATCGGTGTTTGAATAGGGCTTGAAAAAAGCAATGTATTCATATATCTGAATCTTCGTGTTGGTCTTTCATCGTTATAACATGCAAGCACCCATTCTGGGTCATATTCGTCATAATCAAGTTCATCTACAGATTCTTGTAAAATCCGAGCATCAAAATGGTTTGATATCATCTCTTTTTCTGATTTTTGCAAGATATTATCCTCATCAAGGACAACTATTTCATTACAAATGCTAGAAACGTCACAGAAGACATCATACAAATATTCATTATTCTTTTGTCGTACAGAAACGACACCTAATACATTATTATACATATCTATCGCCCAAATCATGTTCTGGTCTTATTGTGGTATCACAAAAGACTCTAAATCCTCTTTCTTTCGCCATATCGCAGAAATATACATCTTCACCGGCTGGATGTGGCCCATAATGCACTCCTGTTCTTATAACTTCATCCTTAATCAGATAAACCGCGCCTGTTATGTCAATTTCCATAAAATTTTCCAATTTTGTGGGTCTTACAAACACATTACCGTCACGATTGATGATATTATACGCCATATACTCAGGAGGTGCGTTGTGTATCAAAGCTGAACAAATATCGACATCATGAGATATCAATTTGCTCAAAGTATCGGGTTCTACGAACACATCGGAGTCAATTGAGAAGATATATTCTTCTCCTGTCCATAAATTAAGCCATTGATTCCGAATATCCGCATAATTTGCAAAATCAAGCCCTTTTTCTGGTGCACCCACATATTCGTGCACTTCAAAAGAGTTAAAATTAGCTCCTATAAGCTTTTTGTAATATTTTAAGTGCCTCATAGTATTATCGGTGCAATTATTCACCAAGAACACTACACGGAGCTGTTTTAAATCAAAATCTAATTGCAAAAGACTCGCTATATATCGAGATACAAACCTTTCTCTGTTATGTATGGGACATCCAACCATTATCATCTAATTCCTCCAGTTAAGTTCCTGATTTTGAGCTTACTTTTGGATTTGTACCTTTTGGTTTTGGATTTTGTTGGTTTTTATCGAATTGTGGGCTGTTACTTACGTTTCCAGTACCCATAGCTTGACTTGATTTCATTATCCAGTCTAATCCATTAGATTCTGTAGGTCTTGAGCCTGGTATACCCATAAATCTTAAACCTTGTTCTATTGTGATTACATCCATAGCCATTGCTTCTTTAACCCATGTCCAAATCCTACTCTCTTGCTCAAGCATTGGTTTATTTGGTATAATGTTTATGCTGTAAACATCATCTATTCCTGCATTTATCACTTCAGGCCAGTATAACTGGTAAATAAGCTCATCTGCAACGGAATATTGTTCTTCTATAATATTATCATAGTAAGTTTGTAACTGTCTTGTAATCGCTGATAGGTTGTCTGCTTCCATTCCTAAAATAGAACCTGGAATACCTGCTGTGGCAAAGAAGTAACTATCTAGCTTGTTCATAATAGCACTAAAATCAAAAACATTGCTTCCTCCACCTACTATCTCATGGGTTATGGAAGAATCTGTTATTAGGTCAGCACCTGGCACTAATTTTTTAAGTCTCCTTGAGAAAGTTTGCTGTTCGCTTAAAGGAGTCTTACGTTTTTCGTGCTTACTGTCTATCATCCAATGTATCATTGGGATAGCGAAATGGTCTAATATAATAGCTGAATTTAATTGTGTATTTAATATTAAGTTTAAAACTTGTAGCACTGATTCGAAGAGACTATCACCGTATAATTGACCTGTTAGAGGGTCTCTAGCAATATGGATTACCTCTTCAGGTTTTAAGTCGACTGTTCCTCCACCGGATTGTGACTGGTATTGCCATCCTGTTAATTGTCCATTGCTCTGCACTGGAGTCATGTTCTTAGGACTCATTAAATATAAATTCTGGACTTGTGAAAGCCCTGTTGCAGATGGTCCAATTTGTTTGTAGAGAAAAGCGTCTCCATAAATATTCCTATCACGGTAAATCCATTTTTGTGTGTTTCTTCTGAATACACGGTCTACATCTTTTACAACTTGTTCAGCAGCTTCATGTCGGTTTCCATTCATATCTGTACAAGTTATTTCATAACCTAATCTTGTCGCATCTCCTGCTTGTTTATCGATAACTTTACGCATGAGAGTTCTTTTATATAGTCCCTCTACAATATCGAATGTTACAGCAGTGGAGCCTGCGGCTGTTTTATACGAACCAAACGTTTTGGTCGTAACTTCTGTATATTGTTCTACTTTCCCGGGTTTTGTTTGAAGTATCCCTTGTGCTGCTGAGTTTTTAGCTAGCATACTTCTATCCGGAGTAGCAAGTTTAATATTAAACGCTCCAAATCTCATATTGGTATCCTCGCAAATTTATTTGCTCTTTGGGATAAAATGTTGAAACCTGTTGTTTCTAAGTGTTCTTCATTATCAACATATCCATAGTAATCCCTGCCTGCAAATAGGCATAATAACATTGAATCTACAAAGTCGTCAGAACCACCCACTGGTTTCTGATATCTTATGTTGTTTTGTGGGGTAATTTCTCTTTTAAAATCAAACATTTCACTAATTAATTTCGGATGGTATGTAAGATGTGACATACCCTGTTCTAATTCGGCAACAGCCCCTTCTACTAAGTCTATCTTCTTTTTAGGACCAGAGAAATCAAATCCTACTATATCTAATCCTTTCCATTTAGGGGCTAGTTTTTCTTCGAATATTTCTATAACTCCTTTACCAACTCCTGTTTCATCTATAACTAACATTTCTAAGTTAGGGAAGTCTGGTTGCATATTTAATATATCTTCTACGATTTCTGTGTACTTGGTTTGAACCCATTCTATGTTTTGAATGGTTTTTACCCCTCCGCCTGTGAGTTCCCCTATGGTTAGGACAGTTGAGTTTCTCTTTTTACCGATATCAAGACCTGCAACACATTTCTTATCGCTGGTATCTTGTAAAAAGTCATCCCATATGACACAATGCTTCATTAGTTCTTGTGAAAATACTTCTCCAATAGAATCCATCCATTTTAGACAGTATTCACGTAAAAAACCAGTAAGAGGCATATCTCTAAAATCGTCTTTTAGCTCTTCTATAGATATCCTGTTTGTGGAGGAGGATATAGGTTCGTTTGCTTTATCAACGTTACAGGTTGGTCTTTCAAAAACAACAAAATCTCTTGGACCACCTTTAGTACCTTTATACGCTCCATCCTGAGTTATATAAAATTTAGCAGTATCATATGCTCTATAAAACTCATTAAGTCTAGCTAAGGGGGTACCAGCATAGACAAGAGTTTTATCTCTTTTCTGACCACGAAGTGTAGGTCTAAGAGAGACGAAAGTTTCTTCTGGGATAATTTGGGTTTCGTCAAAAGCAAGGTATAGGGCATTTTTACCCAATTGAGAGGCACCACCACGTCCGGCAGTTGCCATATAAATACGAGATTGATTATTAAGTTTAAATTTAGTTGATTTTTTTGATAAAAACAACTGGTCTAATTCTGGGGTTGCAGATAATAAATCCTGAATATCTTCACCAAAGTAAATCGCTTGCTCCATAGTCGGTGATACGACCAACGATCTCCAAGCTCTGTTGAAAACACTCTTATGTATAACTTCGAGTTTAATCATCAGAGATTTAGATAAACGTCGCCCCCAGAAAAGGAGCTTTTTAAGAGCGGGGCAACGTAAATACTGAATTTGGTAGGGCTCAAGAACATATGGGTCACCGAATTCGTCATTAACAACATTCTGTGCAAAGAACGCTGGGTCGTTCTCACACATGGTCATAAAATTTCGCCTTTGCTGTTCTGTAACGTAATCCGAATCCGCCATTGTATCTCTCCCGAAGAATAAGTGTTAGTTTCTGTAAATCTGTGGTTATTTAAAGGTATCGTTCAAGTATATAAGGATATCGGTTACATTTATATAGTAAGACTTTTTCTAGTATAAATACTTTTCGGTCATATTCAAAAAAATAAGAATTTATGGTTGTAAATACTCTAATACTTGACAGAAAGTAGCAAATTTACGTCTCATGAAAATATTTTGCTTAATAACATCATCAGTATAAAATAAATCATAAATATTCTTAAAAAAATCATAATTCTTAACTGATTTCTGAAAAATAAAAGAACCATTCATAGGCGACACCTTATTTGTACAACCAATATAGTCACGGAAGCCTTCGCATACTTTTTCTGTTCCGACAATGCTGAAATAAGGATATCCTCTTTTGCTTATACCGATAGAACCATCCGCTTCGAACAACCCTCTCCAAAAATGGGATTGATACTCCCCACAATCTATCGGTTCTACATATTTTGACTTCTTCCCGATAGGAACTCCTATTTCGAGCAACCGTGTTTTTATTTTTAAGGAAGTAACCTCTAATCTTGACTTATTTAAGTTACTACCTGGGAAAAATTCTTGGATAAACTCCAAAACACCTCTATCATCACCATCTAAACCAATTATGAAAGAATTAGAAGTCCAAGGGATATGTCCATCACCAGAAATCCATCCTAAAATCCAAGCCTGCTCTGGACCAATCTCATCAAAAAAATCATCATAACACCGTACTATTATTCCACGATGTTTATTTGGCATATATCTTTTAAGTCTATTTGATATTGACGCTTGCGGTCTGTGATAAATAAAACCTATTTCTCGTTGCTTTAGTCCATACTGTTTTAATCCTAGTATACTATAATCTTCCATAATTGGTGTTAGGTCGGTAGTTATATATAGTCCTTTCGCTATATATAAAATTAGGTGATTAAATTGAATAGAGATGGGTTAAACCATAGGAAAAAACGAGTTCGCAAAGGAACAAAGAAGATCAAAAAACCCGAATATAAGAAAAATATGTTCATAAGTCTCATAAATGCACTAGAATTATACTCACAATTCCAAACACCCGATGGATTCACCTATTTAAGAGACCCATACGCCATTTTGTTACTTTTAGACCCAATAGGAGTCGATGTTCCTCTAGAACATCAGGCAGAATACCCAACAATTACATGCGAAGAGTACTATAATGCAGTTCTTGAAGGTAAAATGGAAGAAATTCTTCCCAAAATGACCCTAAAAGAGAAAATGTACTGTCAATGGTGGGCTAAATTTAATGAAAAACCACCAATGGGAGAAATTTTAGAGCTTTTATGTAAAGCATGGAATATAAGACAGGAGCCCGTGAGGGCAACTTATGAATTTCAGCCTGATCCTATACCCATAGCGTTCGGGATTACTGCCCCAAGAATCAAAAAAGAACCATTAACGCCAGTCATAGGGATAGAATATAGTCAAATTTACCCTTCGCCCTTTCCAGAGAAGCGCAGATTCCCCTGTTGTGTAACCAAAAACAGGTTTAACACAGAAAAGTTCGTCCAAATTCACAAAGATGGAGACGTTTTTAAGTGTTTTTCCAAAGGAAAAGAACGAGATGACCTTATTTCACTCGAAAATTACTCATATCTTACCGAAATTAAGCACTCATATGTCGTAGAAGGCTTTGTCGATCGCGAGGAAAGGCTCGCGATCTACGATGTACTTAATTGGAACGATATCTGGATGTACCGTAGACCTTTAAACGAACGTTTAAAGTGGTTATGGCACTTTGAACCACTCACAGAGGCGATAGCAATAGTTCACACAGAATCAGAATTGCGTTCTGTAGTAAAAGGATTCAATAACAATGCAATTATCCGTAACCTGAACACACCGTATTCGCACACGGCAGGTGATTCACACTTAGAGATAGGTGAACAAACAGTAATATTACAAGTTGGAGGTCGTCGTGGTGGACGTGGTTTCTCATACTTGAACACAAGTGACAAAAATTCCGTGTTCCAGATACCTGAGAAGATAGATAAAGAAGACTGGGGAGACATCGTTGAAGTAAATCAACAGGGCGACATCATAAGAGTAATGGATGACAACATAGTACCTGATTCCTGGAACGATGTTGCAATCAAATGGGGTAAGCCTATCAAATATGAAGATTGGGCTAATTCTATAAGACTTCCAAAATGTTCATGGTTCTCAAATTCAAAAGAAATTGAAGACGAAAGAGTAGAAGAAGTAAGACGTAGACATAAAGCCAGAAAAGAAGCAAGGAGAAAGAAACGTGGAAAGACTAGAGACAAGGTTCAAGAACTTTAAGATAGATATCTGGAGACAGAGTCAAAACGTAGACCCTGCTCGTGATTTATTTCATTATTCCATCTATATGAAGACACATAATGGAATTGATTCACATAAACCAGATTTGTATGACCCACATGTGTGGAAATTTATACAAAGTGAAGAAGATGATGAAATAGCCGGTGACGCATTCCCTTTTGTTATGAGCATAGTAACGAGAATGATGAGGTCTATTGAAAAGGATAGAAAACTGTATAAAATAAAGGTGGAAGAATGTTAGAAGAACATGAATATCACGTAAGGATAATCAGAAATCCTGGTTGGCATATATTTAGTAAATACAATGTGCACGTTGATATAAGGATGATAGGGACAGCTAGAACATTAGAACAAGCGAAAGAAATGGCAGAGATGTATGTTGCAACGGCTAAAAGAGATTACACAGTTGCAGACTATTACATATAGGAGTTGTAAATATGGACGATGCAAATATAGTATTATTAGAAGAAGTTAAAACAGCAAGAAAAACATTAGCAAGTATGCAAATAGACGAAATAGAAGTAGACAAAGAAGTAATAAAATCAATAGCTGATATGTTAGCTAATGCATTGATTACAGTGACAGACGCAAATGACCGTGACCAAATGTATCTTGGACTTGAGTTAGGTTTTAATGTATCCAGAAAAATAATGAAAGAATTAGATGACGAAGAAGAAGAACAAACTTAATATAGAATGAGTGACAACTTAATTAATAGGAGATAAATAGTACAAAGTTGTTATAAGAAAATAGTATATCCGGACGGGGTCCCTCCTATCCCCGTCTTATTGTTATTTAATTACACACCTCTGTTCTGCATGAGGGGAAGAACCCTCATGTAATTACCTTTGCTGTTATTATTTTTCTAAAAGCAAATCTTTCTTTATCACAGTCTTTATCATCTTTCATTGTAATGGAAACATTCATATTATTTTTAAAAGCTTCTGATAGGTCACTATATATTCTACTCATGGCTTCTCTAAAACATACTGCTCTTAAAAGACCAAGTCCATCTAATTCTAAAGTTTCCCAACTCATTTCGTATCCTGTTTCTGATTCTAATTTCATTTAGCTACCTCCGCTTTAACTATATTTCTGATTGCTTCTACATGTTCTAAAATTTCTTTTGCTGCTGGCTCAGAGGATATATAGTGGAGTTGATCCTCCACATCCATCATAGTAAAGTCTACAAGAGCCATTACATTTTTAATCCCTGTTTTTCTAGTCATAAGAAAATCGCCCTGATAGCATCTTTAAGGTCACCAAAGTAACCTCTAATTTTCTGCCATAGTGAGATCGCAGTTTCATCAGTGTATAATCTTAACTGGCCTGTTATTCTGTCTATTTCTTTGTTATCCCATGGACCAATACCAAGGCATGTCATAGTTCCTTCTTCAACTTCAGTTAATCCAGCATCTACAACTGCAAAGCATGGTAATTCAGCCATGTTGTTTGCTAAGTAATAATACCATTTAAGGTCTATTAGATTTTCTACTTCTAACACTACTACTCTTTCTAAATCATTCGCCCATTTCTTTTGTATGTCTTTATCCATTGCTTCAGCAGATTTAAAAGCACCATGCCCGGCGTGTACACATTGCGCTCCCATTTTTCCACTGCTTGTACCTAAGTCTTTTCTATAGAGTATTACTAGTTTTGTCATTATTAACACCTAAATATTTTTCTTATTAAATAATCTTCTTCTTTTTTATTTTCTTTATAAGTTCTAACCCGTGGACAACTAATATCTCCACATTTATCGGGACCAATACAGAAACAAACCTTTGGTTCCTTCTTATTTACATATTCATACTTATCGAAAGAACATTTCTCTTTTTTGGGTTTAATCCTGGTAATTACATCCTTAATTACATTTTCATCAGGAGTCCTGTTGATTGCAGGTATTACTTCTCTGTCAATTTTTATAGCTTTATTTTCTTCTATCTTTTCTGTTGCATTACTCCCACAAAGTGGACATACTGCATTCATATTCATGTACTTTACTGGTACAAATCTTCTTTCACAATTCCTACAATAATAATCACTCATCGTACATACCCTCCACTAGATAACCCCAGTTAGTGCCTAAGTTTCCACTAACCCAGTCAATCTGTTCGTTTGTTTCTGTAATTATATCTTCATAATATTTTACTAATCCAATTATTAAATCTACAAAAGATGTACCTTCTTTACCTTCTATCCAATTGGGTTGCTCAGCGATGAGATAATTAGCGAGCTTTGCTAATTCATCATACATCTTTGCACTTTGTACACCTAACTTAATACACTCTTGTTCTTTCTGTGTTAAGTCGATAAGTAATTGGTTGATGTATTCTGACATTGCATAGTTTTCTAACCCAAAGGCTTTTGGGGCATGATACATCAGTATCTCTGTTGTTCTAAACATAATATCACCATATCATTCCTCCCCTGCTTGTAAAGAAGGGGATTTTAATTTGAGGCAATTCTGGAAATTCTTTATAGATTACCTTAGCTTGTTTTCTTAGACATTGAAAAAGTTCATAATTTTCTTCAGAGGCATTACACCCTTCCATATCCCACATTTTGTTTTGTATTTCAAGTAATTCTACTGCGGGGTGTTTGGTCATACTTTTTCTCCTCTGAATCTTAACATTGATTGTTTCCTACGTATCTTCATTTCCATTCCCCTGATACGTTCTTCTTTCTTCATTCTTTTTTGTCTTCCAACATTGAATCGTATTGCTTTGTGTAATTCTGCTACTCTAGTTCTTTTGTCCATTATGATCTCTCCAATTGTTCTCCGCAAACTTCAATAGATTTTGCTGCGTATTCTGTTGCTTCTATTAAATCTTCTAAGGCACTCTCGAATATTTCTACACCAGGAATACCTTTTTCTTTTCTTTGTTTAATCATTTCTTTTAAATACACTATTTGCATTCTTCTGGTTTCATCAAAATACCTCTGCTTCTTAGCTTCTTCGGCTTTCCTTATTTCCATAGCAACTTCCCAAGCGGTATAAGTCTTTCCTTCGATAGACTTATGCTCAAAATAGGAAATAATCTCATCTATGTCCATATGTCGTTCCCAGTAATCACAGCCCATGTTCAACCCATCCTAAATATTTTTGTTGTAAGTACCTGTAAATCAATTCAAAAGCTATACAGAATAGTATATACCCTATAACGAAGTAAGGGTCGAGAAATTTTGATTTATCAGGCAATAAAATAAGTGCTATAAAAAAGGCTACAATGTACGGTAATACGCTTTGATTAAAAGTTGTCTTCGTCATCATCGTTCATCAACTCCAATTGGAAATGTCTTGGTGTAGAATAATCCTTAGTCATTATTAAACCTGCTTCTAAAAGTATATCGATTAATTCTTCTCTAGAATATTGATACACATGCTCATCTACGTCAGGTTTAGTTATTTGTGGGTTTGGCATTTCATCCACACTATTATAGAACTTAGTAATTCTACCCCATGCTTTTGCGTCTGGTGTAGATAAGAATAACTTACCACCTGGTTTTAAACCATCCCTGAGTTTACGCAAAGTAGGTATTGGGTTAAAGTAAAGATGCTCTAGAACTTCTGTGAATATTATCCTGTCGTAGCGTTTTACTGGAATATCGGTTAACTCTATATCTGCAATAAAGAAATCGATATCAAAATAAGTTATTACTTTTGAATCAATTATTGGTTTGAAGTCGATTGCTTCAACATCTGCTTTATAGTGTTCTCTTGCAAAAGCAGCTAGCGTACCGTATGCACATCCAACATCTAATACATCAGCAACTTGTTCTGTGTCTTGTTCCATCATTTTAAGGATGTTACCCCAATATGATGTTTCATCTTTTCTGTATGTTTTGTAGTATTCATTGGATGAGTAATTCTCTATCAGGTCTTGTATTCTTTCAATCATATAATTTCACTTCGCTATTAATGCCCATATCAATCCTACGAATATCGCTAATAATACAAAAGGCCAAGTATAAGTAAGTAACACTAAAAACAAACCTACTAGTACACATAAGATTGGTACACCAACTACACATACTATTATTATGCCGATAAATTCTCCTATTGATACGCCCATATTTATCACCTATTATATCTTTGTTATTCTTACTTATAAAGCTATGGTATGTTTACTATAATATTATAGCAAATTTACTATAGATTTCCCGCGCATTTTTAGGGTACCTACTTACTAAGTGAATTTTCCTGCCTGAGTTAATTTTAACTTTTCCAAAAATCCTCTTCCGATACTGACTCACTAACCACCAACCATCCGTGCGCACAACAGCGTGCTTCCTTTCCTTTGCGTATACGGGAATACTCTGTTTCCGTGGTGCTCTTTTTGTGCGGTTCTTTCTTTTTATTTTGATGAATTAATAATCGAGGTGAACAACATGGAAAGTATAGGAATGAAGATACATGCGTTAACTTGTGACCATAAAGGGCGTGAGTTCAGGCAAACTGGTAAATGGATAAATGGTTTAGTTGATAATATAACTGATAAACCATGTGTGCCTACATTAGCACATATATTAACTAAATGTAATCATGATAATCTACATTTAATAGGTATTACATGGGATACTACATTAGAAAAACACTTTATATGTAAAGATTGTGGTGAACAAATAACTATGTGTGATACAGAGGTTGATTATGATGAGTAATACTATTAAGCATGCAATAGTAGGTAGTCGTACTATACACAACTATCCTGCTATATCTAAGATATTAAAACAACATGATATACAAGCTATAATAAGTGGTGGTGCTAAGGGTGTAGATACATTAGCTAATACATACGCTGATAAGCACAATATTGAAATAGTTAATATATACCCTAAATGGAATACACATGGTAAAAAAGCAGGCTATATACGTAATAAGCAAATAGTTAATCTATGTAATGTAGTATTAGCTTTTTGGGATGGTAAAAGCAAGGGTACTACACATAGCTTTACATTAGCAAAGCAATTACATAAAGACTTGTATATATACGTATATAATGTAAATAAACGTTGTTTTGAATTACATTTACATTATGACTATAGTGCTAAACAACAATCTAAATTAGATGATTTTTAATTTTTAAATTTATTTTTTTCTTAATAATTGAATTAATAAAATAATTAGGTGATATATATGAATATAGAACAATATATGAATGATGAACAGAAAAAAGAATGGGATATGTACAATCAGATACCTACTAGAGATGGTAACTATACAAGCCTACATGACAATACAGATATGAGTTTGTTTAGTTATTCTGAAATACAAAGATATCATGAAACAAGATATAGTAGGGCATTAGGTAATCATTGGCAAGATGTTGAATTACAATCTAGATCTAAAACAAAAAATCGTATATTCGTAGAAAAAATGCAAACTATGCATCCTAGTTGTATAATTAACAATTATGGACATTACACTATAATAGATCAATATATGGAATTATTGCCATTACGTCCTAAACAATCAGTATCAGGTAGACACTATATGTACATAGAATCTATAGAGTCATGCTACATATCAGACTTAGACAGTGGAGAAGAGCCTTTTAATAACCCTTATAATAGGATGTACCCACATCCTAAAAACCCAAATAAAGTCGATTATGTAGGCAGTACATTATTCCCAGATATAGGCGCAGATAAAGTGCAATATTGGGAAGTAGATAATGTACATAGAACAATGGGCATGCCTAGATACAGATATGAAGATCGTATGATAAGCATTGATATAAAAGGATATGACAATATAGGCCCACGTAATATACGCATATCAGTACCCAAAGGCAATGATCTAGATACAGGATTGCCCCTATATAGAGATATCGAATTACTAAAAATAAAAACAGTAGGCAGTACATTCTACTTACTACCTATATGCAAATATGGCGATTACTGGATATACAATTCCTTTAATAAAAACCATCAACATGCAAAAAATCTAACAGGAAAAACAAGAACTAACCTATATAGAAGATACAAAATAAAAGAACAAGGATTTAACGAATCAGGAAAATGGATTGTACCACAAAGATTCACAAAACAAAAAGAAACAATCATAGAAACCGAATTAGTCACATTAAGAATAACACATAACCAATTACACAAAATCGAACCTGACACAATACAAAGAAAACAACAAAAACTACACAATCTAATAAACGAAATGGAAAAATACATGCGCTCCACCGCACCCGAACTATTCGAAACAAGAATAAACATACTAGACTTCATAACAACCGATCTAAAACAAGAAATCGCAGAAATAACCGCATAA